ATTCTGGCATAGCTATCGCATCAGCCAACTTTTCTTGGGGGGGTATTTTTTTTATAGCATCATTGCCCTTAACAGCTTCCTTAACAATTTTCTGCTTCTCTTCTTTTGTTTCTGGCTTGGCAGATTTATTGTCTTCGGAAGCAATAGCTATACTGCTATTACTATTTATTTTATTAGCTGCAGATCTAAGCTTGCTTTCATAGTCTGGATCAGTTGCATAACCACCCTGCTTTAACCTTTTTGCAAATTCTGCCCCATTAGCAGCTGGCTTTCCATTTAGATATTTTCTTGATATTAAATCAGCATAATCATCAGCAGAATCATCTAATGAATCATAAGCCCTAAAAGACTGATCAGTTTTATAAGGCTTACCATCCTTATCAACCTCATTTACATTAAATATTTTATGGCGACCTTTATAATCATTTCCGGCTTTAATATTGCCAAGATTATTAGTTCCAGAAAGAACTGACTTACCCCATCCAGTCTCAAGACCCCATTGAGCTTGTATATCAGATGCTGAAATTGATGAGCCGGTATCTTTGTTAATTTTTGTCGCCGCACGCTCCGCAGCTGACTTAGTTTTTTCTATAAAATCAGACTGATTTTTGGCAAGAGGAGATGAATCTTTTGTCTTACTATCCCCATACTGAGTATAGTCTTTTTTATTTCCCCAAGGCGTAGGCGCATCTATTTCACTGTATTCAGTTGGAATACCAATTTCTTTACGCTTTTTAACAAGATGATTATAAAGATTAATATCACCTTCATGATCCCTTGATCTACTCGGATCATCAACCATCTTTTTTCTTTCTTCAATTTGCGCATCCAAATAACTTGCTTTTTCAGCATCCTTCTTTTGCTTTTCCTTCTCAGCATCCATTTGCTTAACAAACTCTGAATCAGGCGCAGCATTGCGCACTAACTCAGTAATGCCTTCTTTAATTGCTTGCGTATAAGGCACAAGTTTTGTTGCCATTTCTTGTAAAAGATTGTCTGCGGTGGCTTGTAATTGCCTTCCTTTCTCACCGCTATCGCCTAATGCATTGTGCTTAGATGATAAATTAAGCACTGATTTACGTATCTTATCTTCGTTATCTTCATCCAGCCCTTGCTTTAGTGCGCTTCTCTCTGGATCTGATAATTTATTTTCACCAGTTAGCCCCTGCAATCTCTTAGCCTGCGCCTTTAATTCATCTTTGCTTCCCGTTGCTAGCGCCGCAAGCGAAGAAACCTTATCCATACTCATGTTGCTCATATCAACACCAGCATCAGATAAAGTTTTTTCTAAATTATTTGTGCCGCCAACCTTATTAATGGCAGTATTAAGCGCTGAAAATTGATTAACACCCATGCCAAAATGATTTGCACCAGAACCAATAAACTCACCAAGCGGCTGATGCCCAAACTCTTTCTCAAGAAAATCCATATTGACTGATAAAGCAGTCTTGCCCCTACCGGCCTTAGCCATTTCTCTATATCGATCAGCCTCACCTTTATCACCTCGATCCTCAGCCACAGAAATAACATTATCAAACGATTTACCAAGATCGTTAAATGCACCTTGTTCATTGACAAATTTAGCATCATACGCATTAAAGTTGTTGCCAAATAGCTGCTGATAAGCTGCTAGACTAACATTTTTTGAAGCTTCACCATGAGCGCCGCCCTGTCGCATAGCCTCATCTGCCGCATTCATAGTGGCGGCTGCATTGCGAGGATCGCCCTTCATGCCTGGCACTGACGATCCAGTCAGCAAAGCCATAAAAGACGCGTAAGCGCCTGCATCAGCAGAAGTTAAGGATTGCCTTGTCGATGTCTGCACATAAGATTGCAATGAAGCTAATACCTCATCCATTTTTGCCGATGTGCCACCACTTTTGACAGACTCAGCTATTTGTAATGCAAGCTTACGATTACCCTTATCATCTTGAGTAACACCCATTTGACGCATAGTTGCGATAAACTGCACAGACTGATCAGGTGAAATTCCATAGCCGCGACCAAAAGCGACAGCAGAGCCCACCTCCTTGCCAACCTTCATGCCGTCTTCACCATTAAGGTTAGCGGTATGCGCAAACTCTTTAGCCAACTTGGCTGACTCGTTATAAGCCAAGCCTAAGCCTTCTGAAAAATGACGAACTGAACCGCGCAACATCTCAAAGTCTATGGATGTTGCGCCTAATGAATGACGCAAATCCGTATACATTGCACCTTCTGCAGTAACATCATCAGCCTTGCTATCAACAGCAGAACCAGCGCCACCTAGTAACTTTCCTGCAAAAGCACCAACGCCTGCACCAATCATAGAGCCAACAACAGGAATAGGGATAAGTGAACCAGCCACTGCTCCAGCAGCAGCACCAATACCAGAGCCAGCTAATCGCCCTGCTGAACCCATTATCCCGCCACCCTGCCCCATGCTGCCCGCATAGCTTCCTACAGCTCCTGCTACAGCAGCTATTCTTCGAGCATTACTTTGCGCAGCAGATTGACGCTCTCTATCAGCTTTTTGCTCAGCAGATATGCGCTCTTTCTCAGCCTGTTTTTCAGCATCTACCCTTTCTTTTTCAGAATCACCATTGCCAAATAAATCCTTGGGAACTTTTATTCCAGCAAAATCAAAAAAATTCCTTGTTTTACGCTTTGCTGCTGCTTCATCAACATCGACTTTACGCCAACCACCGCCCAAAATATCTTCATGTAAAATATTTCTAAAAGGCCTAGATCCTGCAGCACCTGAGTTTCTTGCTCTATCGTACTTTTCTTGGTCAGTAATGTATTTTCTATTTTCTTCCCTTAAGGTCTTTTGTTCTCTGGTTGCTTTTTTGATGTTTTCAGTCAGATCTTTTGAGCTCTTTACGACCTTAGACAACCCATCAGATTTTCCTAGGTACTCAAGTGCCCTATCAAGTTCCTCGGCAGATTTGGCTGCTTCCTCAAATACTTTAGAGACCGCATCAAAATCAACGCCAGATAAATCAGAGCCATTTTTTTTGGCTTTTTCTAAAAGATCAGTCAGTTTTTTAGCATTGGCAGCTAATTCAGCTAGATCATCCTTACCCTGCTTAAAATCAAAATCAACCTCACCTGATAAAGACTTATTGATTTTATCAGCCGAATCTTGGACTTTCTTTAGTCCAGATTGAACATCAGATACATCAGCAGAGACATTAATTTTAACGGTCATTGATCAATTCTTCCCATTCATCATCATTTATATCACCACCATTCAAATCATCCATAATGGCCTGAATATCAAAATCATCATCTTCAAATTCTTCACCTGGCGGCTTATCTACATAGTAATAAGCCCAGAACTCAGCCTCAACATCTTCTGAAGTCAATTCAAGAAACCTAGGATCTAAAGGAGACAAGTTATACTTACGCCTAAACCAAAATGAATACGTATCATGTAGTTCTTTACCCTTTCGTTTGGCCTGCTTGGGTATGGCCTTGACGAAAAAACTCTTCCTGTGTTTTCAATAATTGATAAAGCTCATAAATCTTATCTTCTGCTCCATCATCAGCAATAAGATCAATATCTGCTAAGTTTTCCCAGCCTTTAGGCGCTTCAACACACAAAACCGTATGAGAAGAAATCATAGCCGCATACATTGACAAATCAGGATCATCATCACCAAATTCACGAACCAGCCTTAAATACTCAGACCTTATCTTTAAACGATCACCATAAGTGCGGCGACCAAAACGAAAAAAGCCAACTCCTGTCAGCTCAATAAAAAAATCACTCTCTTTCGCAGTACGCATTTAATGCCTCTTTATCTATCCCCATTACGACGGCGACATGCCGTCAAATACTCATAATCTTCTGCACATTCATCATCACAAAAAAGTAATGGATGTCGTAACTCACTATTGCAGTTATGACAAAACCCTGTTGATTTAATGAATATGGTTGTACTATTTTTTGCTTTGTTTATTAAGTGTCTGCGCTCAGCTTCCTCAAGCGCAGATGCTCGATCTATTTCATCTGCATACCTTTCCATAATCCATTATTCCGGTTGTATTTTTTCCAGAGCCTGCTTTTTCTTTTTAAGAGTAGGACAATTGTTACAAAACTTTTTTTCGTCTTCAGCAAGACGCATTTCAAGGTGATAAATACGATCTTTCATATCTAAAATATCGCGCATCAACTTTTTGTTTTCCTTATCTCTTAAGGCAATATCTTTATCTTTTTCAACCAATGTTTCGCGTAACTTACAAATAATTGCATCTGATTTTGATAGCTCATTAAGCTTTTTTTCTTGATACTCTGACCTAACTTTTAAAGTAGCCCACTCTTCAAACAATCTATTCTTTTGATGAGTAAGCTCTTGTACATCCTCATCCATTCTTCTAAGCTGTTCTTGAAGTTGGCTATAAAGCAATATTTCAGCCTCATCTTTGGCAACCTCTACTGAATCATTACCTTTTGCACTTTTAATGTAAGATATGATTGTAGATCCCGAAACAACGATTAAAGTAACGGCAACAACTATCCACTTGAGAACATCAAGGAAAGGATCGCCACCTGTAGGCATACTCTGTATAGCTTCTGGTAACATAATTATTTCTCATTGACCACTGAGCTAGTCTTGGCCTGTAAATTAATGAAATCGATTAAGGCGTTTAATTGCGCCCTGCACGCGGAAAAACTTTCGGCATTAATAGTGTGGACGCGGAGGGCGTCCCACTGAGAAAGGCCGGAGCTGACAGATATGTTGGTTCGTCCGCTTTCATCATTAATTCTTGAGGTGGGTTCATAGCTAATACCGTCGCCTCGCAAGGCTTCGTTGTAGATGCGCACCCAGTCATTAGTAAGCTCATTATTAGGGAGCACAGGATTAGGATTAATTTTTTCTTCATGGGAAATCTCCATTTGAATGTTTTGAGCAGCCTTGCGTTTCTTTTGCAATTGCTCAGTTAGGATCGATACTTGCACTCTGCCAGCTGCTTCTGAAGCCGCTATTTTTGCAGCAACAGCGTCATTAACCGCCTTTCGGTCGGCCTCTTCTTGCGCTCTTATGTCAGACAATTGTTTTTCTTGCTCAGCCTTAAGATTAATGATTGTTGCATTATCAAAATCACCCTTAACGACCCAGCCTCCAATAAAAATACCGACTATAAACACACCCAAAAATATGACTTTTAATGCAAACGGGCTTGTAAACCCAGCAGAGAAGCCTATCAATTTCCCAAACACCCATGAGATCACAGCAAACCCCTGTACTTCTCAACCCTTTCGATCATGATGTTTTTTACATAACCACGATTAACATCAAAAAATGACTGCCCATAACCTTTTACAGCTGTTCGTGATCTAAAAGAATATTTCTCAACATTCCCAAACCACTTGTCAGGATCACAGCCACTAATAGTTCTGCACATGTGACGATCTTTAAGCACACCACCAAGACCGCCGTTATAGGCAGAAAACATAAATGCCAGCCTATCCACATCAGTTGCACCAAACTTAATTTGCTCAAACAAGTTGCGGTCATAAGCAACCAAGGATCTTAACTGCATCTCTGGATCATAACGATCAGACCATTGCCAATTTGCTAATGATTTATCCCAACCCTTAGCGGCAGTAAAATTATTAAACTGTTTGGTTATGGTTAACTGAGAAAGCCCAAACCCATACTCTCTACTTGTTTTTAACTCTGTCTTTGGATTCCAGCAGCCCTTGCCAGTCAAAGATACACAAGTTTCCTGTTCAACTTGCGCAGCAAACAAAGGCTTATCGGGCATAGACGGCCACATGGTCGTCAATACTGATGCAAGAACAGGAATGTATAGCTTTGCAAGAGCCGGAATCATTTTGCTATCCAGATTGCCGTAGCTAATACAATGGCAGAAATAATTAAGCAAACGCCACAAAAGACTAATCCAGCCCCTAAAGGCGTATCAGCAGCAATGTCAGCCATTTCTTCAAGATCAATGTAGTGCATTAAAATACGACGCATGAAGTGTGTCATCGCCAATACAACCATCATTGCTGATAGCGAATAGAGCAAGGTCAGCATGACAGGAATATCTGCAGCCAATATGCCGAGCGCAGGAATTAATAACACCCATAACCTTGAATCAGCAATAAAGCCTCTGCGGAAATTAGGCATCATAACTATAGACCTGAGCCAGTAACGTCTAACGCATTGAATTGAGCGTTAGAAACGATAATGCCATGCTTTTGAATATCAATATCACCTGATGCAAAAGAACAGCCCACATACTTACGAAGCTCAGAGCCATCGTCTTTAGACTGAACAACAATATCAAAGACCTTGCCTTGCAATACATCGTCACCATTAAGAGCTGTAATACCAGCCTCTCGCATAGCTCCTACAAATAAAACCATTGAAGATACAGAAATACTGTGCCTAGCCATCGATGGGACATATTCGACGACATGAATATCCCCTATACCGCTGGCTGGCTCCAAACCATACTCATCAGACTGTCTTACTGATTGAATTAAACCAATTTGCATACCATCAAATTTGACGATAACTCTATTGCCAGTTCTGGCTTTGAGATTTATTGAGGACATCGTACAACTCCACTAAAGACGTTAAAAAGGAACGTCTAAAGGGTGCTGTCACGACCATTTTGAGTGTTAAATTAATTAATTAAACACTGCCTGTAATTTGTTTCTTTTGGGGTACAATCAATACATTAAATATGAATTAATTGGAGTAAGCATAATCATGTCTACCATAGCTTTTGACAAACAATCCTTAGCTACCTATCAGCAAGACATTGTTGCTTGGGCTAGAGAGCAAGCTGACCTTATCCGCGCAGGGCGTTTTGACCTGCTCGACCTAGAACATATAGCGGATGAAATAAACGACGTGGGAAAAAGTGAAGCAAGAGAACTTGAGAACAGAATGGCCGTACTCATCGGCCATTTGTTGAAATACCAGTATCAACCTGAACGCAGATCAAGCAGTTGGACACTGACCATAAAAGAACAACGAAAGCGCATACAGCTCAGACTTAAAAGAACGCCCAGCCTTAAGGCTTTCTTCATTGAAGAAGATCGCTTTGATGATGCTTACCTAGACGGAAGATTGCTTGCAGAAAAAGAAACCAACCTAGACAACTTTCCGCAAAACTGCCCGTGGTCTATCGATGATGTACTTTCTACCGACTGGCTGCCTGATGATTAAAAATTACGCAACTGCCCGCCTAACTCTGACATTGAGTAAGATCATGGGTTTAGAAAAAGCATTTGCCGCCTTTGCCAAGACATTTTCTTTTTTCATAGCCGCCATAAGGCCATCAAATGATGCATTAATAGCCTTACGCTCTTCACCCTCCGGGAAGGGATAGGTATCGCCAAATATAGGATCTTTATAATATTTGTTATCGGCAAATGCTGATAGATAGTCATTCTTTCTATCCATAGATTGAAGCTTATCTTCAACATAGGCTTGAAAAGCTCTAGCCGCCATTTCTGCCGACTGCGACCAAAACTTACCAGCAACGCCACCATCTAAAGACCTAGCTTCAGCAGCAAATGAAGACATAGGCGCACCGGCTTTTACAAAAGCACTTCCACCGGCCGCATTCTTATCATGATACGCAGCGGCAACTTTTATCCAATCATTCATGTTCTTGATGCTTCTTTTGCTAGTTGAGTCACCTAAATAACTCTCAACAGCCCTAACAGCGGCATGGACATCTGGCGCATCCTTAATCATTGCGGCTAATTTACCTGGTGATGGACGATCAATATTATGTATTGCTAGCCTATAGTCTTTATCTGTATAGGCAATTTTCTTGGTGGCATAATGATCGCCATGGCTTATGGCCTGCATAAGATTGCCCCAAGCATTGCGCAACTCACCCTGCGGCAACAAGTCTAAGTTTTCAGATACAAAGTCTTTAGCACTGCCATCAACTCCATTGACAGCGGCACTGGTCATATTATCCATAGCATGAAACCACTCATGCGCTAGAGATCCGCCTCCGCCCATCTTGGTTAGATTGATAATTCTCTGCACAGGCTCGTAATGAGCAGCTGCTGCACCACCAAAGCCAGCATTACCTTTGCCACGCGCACCAAATGCCATAGCAAGCCTGCCATTCATGGACACTTTTTCTTTGTCTGAGCCAAGGATATCAGCTAAATCACTAAAAGCCTCTGCCGATCTTTGCACATGAAATTTAGCTGAATTAATGTCTTTTAATACCCAATTACCCGACTGCACATCACGTAAATTAAACATGTCTTTAAGCGAGCTTGTTGAGTCACTACTAATATCCGCCCCACCGATTCGATCATAGCTATCAGCCACTTTAAGCTGGAATTTAACCTGTGCTTCAGTAGATCTAGGGGCTTTTGTAGCGCCGCTTGATTCTGCCCATGACCAATCATTTATTTTTCCAGTCTTTGCGCTAGTCACATGACCACCAAAAGCGCCAGAACCTTTGTATTGACGATAATTAAGAACCGCATGAAACTTAGGCCCAAGAGAAATCCACGCTCTTGTTACTGGATTTTCATAGAGGTTTTTAGCTTTAGCTGAGTTAAGAATAGTATTAGCCCTGCCTCTTGCTTGTCGCAAATTATGCTCAAGTTCATTGTCAAAATTCATATAGATGCCATCAATCTTGTTCCTTGGAACTGACTTAAGCTCTGGGTGTGCGCTTAAATAATCCATATAATCTTTTTTATATTGAGATTCAATACCTCTTAATTCAGCATAGCGCGCATCTAGCTCAGGACTAGGCTTCCACTTGCGTCTTTTTCTAGCTTCTTGCTCATAGCCAACCTTGTTGGCATTAATCTGAGCGCTATACCATCTCTGAAAAAAAAACATCTTTTTCATCATTAGCCGCTCTTAATATGCCACGAAGCCTGTTTACTTCATCATTGGCCTTTTGATATTCCTCTGACTCAGTAGCAGAAAGCATAGTGCCTTCATATTCGCCCCTAATCTCAGCAAGCACCTTAACGACTTCATCAGGTGTTTTGCATGCCTCCATGCGATCACGCAGAGTTTCTATACCCACTGCATAATCCTTACGCATAGGCGCATTATCTTCCGGTTCTTTAGCGACGCTAGCATAGACTCTATCAACTAAAAATCCGGCGCTAGGCTCCATACCCTCTACTTTTAAACTATCCCAATCTACTTTGCCGAACAAATTTGATTTAGTGATTAACTGATGCGCTTCCCGTGGATTTTTTTCTATCTCGTCCCAGTCAATGGCTGTTGATCTGACTAAAACCCCGCCTTTAGCCGCAGACCTAATCATTAACGCCGCATCTTCTTTACGACTGCCGCCTATATAGCCAGTATCACGGAATCGATAGTTAGGGCTATTGGGATTGTCTTCATCCGCTAATTTTTCAGCTTCAGGCTTACGAGCAACCTCTTTGATAGAAACAACCTTGGCTGGTTTTTTGGCTTCATCATTCCCACTATTAACCAAGTCAGACTCTTTAATCCAAATATGGTGGCCAACAGATGATTTTTTGCCTGGAGGATAAACAGTATATCTAACCTGTCCATCTTGAATATATGAGCTTAACACCATATATTTTTTACCAGATTCTTTGTCAATTACCTTATCACCTGCTTTGTATTTAAAATTTGTTTCTTTCAGAGCTTTAATGTCTGCATGGAATCTTGCGCTCTTATCCGCATTATCGCCTTCCCTATGCCAGCGCCCATCATGGAACACCAAGCCCTCGGCGTTGCGCTCGCCTTCTTTGGGACTGTCTTTTTCTGTTGCATTTTTTGGTAATTGGGGTATAGTTTTATTCGGGCCGTTGCTTTTGCCTGTGACCGCGCTAGGGGACTCTTTGAGTTGATTGGTCTGCGCCCTTTCCCAAAGCAACGGCTTGTTTTTAAGATAACCATCTCTTGTAACTAAACCGCTTCCAATACTGTAAAAAATACCATCGTTACCTTCCTTAACCAGTACATAAGCTATTTTAGCCTTACCATTTAGCTTAGCTAAAATATATGAACCTCCCTTGCCTTGATAGATAGCATTATGGTTTTTAGCAACGTCATCGACTAATTCTTCTGTCGACTGATAACCATTGTCTTTAAGCTGATCTTTCCTCAATTCCCTGTCAATATGAATCTTTCCATATCCACTACCGTCATCATCATTATGAAATCCTTGCTGTAGCCTTATTTTCCCTGATTTATTTCCTATTTTTTCAGCTTGCTCTGATGTAATTTCACCAAAGTCTTTTGAGCCATCAGGCGCAGTGATAAAACTATGAGGGTCTACCTTATCGCTACCCTTTGAATCATCTATTTTATCAACCGGCTCAGCATAATAATCTTGCACCTCATCGCCGTCTTTATCGATATAAATATTGCCTTCAACATGCCTGGCAGGCACGCCATCTGATAGCGTATGAGTCGGTATAAAAGGCTGCTTAGGTTTTGTGACCTTTTTAATGAACATAATGCGGCCTTTAAACTTAGCTCCTAGCTTACTCACATAATGTGCATGAGCCGCCGCATCATGAACTAATTCACCGCTTCCTGCGACTAACTTCTCCTTCATTTTACCAATACCTTGTATTGTCTCTTCTAGTTTGGATAATTGCCGCTGAAAGCGCATCATGTGCTGATTAACTTTAATCGCCTTGTTGCGTAGCCTAGTTGCAGCCTTATGATCTCCCAACTTGTCTTGTACATCAGCATCTCGAATAAGCTTGTCGTGCTCAGCCCTACTGTCTTGTAACTGCTGCTTAATCGCGTGCTCATCATAATGCTTAGCTAAATGTTGCTCAGCGTGCATTTGATTAAAACGTGCCTTGTCATCATCATTTAAGTGGCTAAGATCATGACCGTGTTCTGGTGCATGTTCGGTATTTTTCTTAACACGCTTATTGTAATGCGCCAAAACTGTATAAACGGAACCATCTTTTTTGTGACGTTGATGTTCTTTAACAAATGCTTTGCTCAAAAGGATGATAGTCATGGTCGCACCATAAAAAGAATAAATTCTGATTATGTTGCTGTCACGACTTCTTAAACTAAAATTAAAGCATTAAAATAATAATAAAAAGCCCTCACTAGGAGGGCTTTTTTAGATGCCAATCAATTACAAACTAGCAGATCCAGAGTAAGGTACGGCGTGCATCACTAACAAGATGTAGTTAGCTGGAATAACTGGGCTTGCTTGATACTCGATACGTAACACATCGCCCGATAAAGTCGCTGTAATATTTTTGTATGGAGGGTTTAATTTGTCACCAACAAGAACGCCAGGACCCATAGGCTCAGGAACAGATAGCTGTCTAAGAGCTGTTTCAGCTCTCGATACAGCATCAGCCAATAATGATGGCGAACCTTTAGCACCGCGCAAATCATCAACCGCATCTCTTACTGCTCTCGATGTAAAGTCGCAAGCCACACCGACTGAAACCTCAACACGGTTATAATTGTTGTTAATCAGCCAAGTAGTGATCGATTTAACAACCTTATAGCCTTTCTTGGTGTTTTCAACACACAATACACCGCCATTAATTAAAATATCAGTATCAGTAGGATTGCGCAGACTACGCTCGATGCCTCTTATTTTTACTTCTTTGTTTGTCAAAGCAGTGCCAGGGTTAACACCTGAGAACATGCCGGCTAACAATCCAGCCATAATATAAGGAGGGTATAGTGTTAGATTACCATTCACATCATAATCATAAAAACCTAGATGCGTATAAGAAGTTCTATCGCTGTTCAGCATTTTTGCGGCAGCAATGGCTTGCAGATCTGTTGTACCTATATCACCACCAACAATGCCGCGTCTTTCCATGCGTGCAATGTTTGACATATAAGAACAATGCGTATCATTCATAGCATGAAGTGCAGGATTTGAAGAGATAGGCACTACCCATTGAGCATCTACAGATTGAAGAGCATCATAAGCTTGTTGCCATTCATTCATGGTTACCATGCCATCAGTGCCGCCAGTTAAATAACTGAATGGAATATTGACAGGAACTAAGCCAGCATTAATTGCACGAGTTGCAGTTACATAACCTTCGCCCATGCTATTCATCCAATCAACTATAGCTTGCAAGTTTCCAGTCACAGTGAATGAAGTAGATTTAACATCTTGAGCAGCTACAAAATCAAGTCCATTTAAAGCAGGCGTCTCAATATTACCATCCAATACAGCAGCAGAAAAACCAGCCTCTGCATTGATTCTATCAACTAGACTTCCAACTGTTTTATAGGTATTTAAGTCAATGGCTGTTGTTGTTGAGTCATAAACCAAAGTAACTGTATCTGCATTAATAGCAATAGTCGCTGTAGCAGCAGCTCCAGTATAATGAACACTTAAAGCATTCTTATGGATATTGTCAGCAGAATAATAATTATTGCCAAATTGGCTAGTTACCTTGCTGCCGACCAAAGATGCAGATTCAATCTTAACTTTTATGCCATTAGTATGCAGACCCCAGTCTTGCGACACAAGATTAATTGCCACATTACCATTTGCATCTAACAAATTTAAACTGGATTGCAATGCAGGATTAACGCGTACAAAAATGATGGTTGATGGTCCAGTTGTTTGTGCAGAAGGATCAAAAGCATTCTCAATAGCTTTTAGTGACTCTCCTGAAATCAATGTTGCTCTTGCTTCTGTTGCAGAACCAAAGCTTAGCGCTGTAAAAGGCTGTCCACCTTCAGATTTACCAATGATAGCTAAGACATTGCTTACGCCAACATTGGTGTTATTCATTGCAGAGTCATCAACAACCGATGCAGTTACGGGCGAAACCCATAATCTTCCATTAAAAAATACACTCATTTTATGCCCCTTCTTATGCAGGCTGATTGATGAAATCTGAGTAACGAGCTATATAAGCTGACTCAATATCTTTATTACGACCGGCTGCTTTTTCAGTGTGATGAAAAGCGCCAATCATTTCGACGCGCTTATCAGATGATGATAAACGTGAGCAAAATTCGTCTAGTGACAAGGGGAACTCATCATTTACAGAGGTTGCATTTAAAACAACACTTTGAATAGCTGGCGCTATAACAGCGCCCTGTTTGTCAGCATTAACCATGGTTTAGTCTCATATAATTGGGGTTAGATTAGAAGTAAGGTCGCGGATAGCTGGATCAACGCTGTCCACCACAGAAGCTGCATAGCATGTAAAATTACACACAGCTTGATAAATGGGCGCTGCATAAGATACAAAATCCTCCTGATCAGAAAACTGTATATCCACTTGCATTAGCCCAGCTGCATCAAAAACAGCAAAATTAGAAATCATCACTGTCTTTAAAGCGTTTCTTAAAATGATTCTTTCGTCAGCATTTAAACACCAAGCAATAATGGTCAATTGCACTCTTGAAAAATAGGCGTCTTGCGAATGCCATTTCCATTCTGTTGAGTCGAAAATATCATTAGCCACCATATCGCCTATAAAACGATCTTCAGATGAATCGCTGGCTAGATGGATAGTAATTAATGGCATAGGTGTTGTTTCAACCAAAGGCGAAGCAGTCATAACGGGTATTCTTCCGCTAGATGGCGTAATAAGCCCTCTATCTACATAAACCTGCAAGCCAAGCTCAATCCGATCGCGCACAACAGTCATTGCATCAGATGACATATCAGCAAAATTAGCATTAGGTGTAGCAGAAACTACCGCAGAAGCTGTCCAATTGGTGCCGTCAAAGTAATAAGCGCAGTAATAAACGACGTGGCCGTTGTATAGCGCAGCTGTATCAACAATATAGGTTTCTTTGCCATCATTAATTAATAACGCTGCTGGATCAGATTCCCCTGTAAAGGCGCTATCGTCTCTGCGAAGCAAACGAATCCTGACCGTCTTGGCAGGCGGGTGTAGGATTATTTTTAAGCCGTTTCCAGCTGGAATGAGTTGAATCATTGCTATCATGACGATAGTTTGTTGTCACGACCTATACAGGCCGCAAAAAAATAACTAATGGTTTACGGTTGACTAACAAAAGGTTTACAATAAATTTCAAAATACTTTACGTATAGGGGTTTAAAATGAATTTAATAACTAAGGAAACGCTCTTATTAATATCGATAAGCGGGAAAAATGTAGCCGCTAGGCTATCTGAACAAGCGGGGATATCAAGACAAGCAGCTAGCTCAAGAATAAGAAGTGCTATTAAAAATGGTTTTGTAGTGAGTAATGGTAAAGGGCGGGGGCTTTGCTATAGTCTCGCAGAACTAACCCGCGTTCATAAAGAGTTTACTCGATCTGGCTTGTCTGAAGATCATGTCTGGCGGGAGGTTTTAGCGCCTATCATTGCTGATTTCCCTGTAAATGTGCGTGATATATGGCATTACGGATTCACAGAAATGGTTAACAATGCCATCGATCACTCAGAGGCTAAATCTGTTTATGTGTGGGTTGTTAAAAATCCACTATTTACCCAGGCATGGATTGCAGATGATGGTGTCGGTATTTTTTTAAAGATACAGCGCTCACTCAATTTATTTGATCCAAGAGAATCTATACTTGAATTGGCCAAAGGGAAATTAACGACTGATCCCTCTAATCATTCCGGTGAGGGCATTTTCTTTTCTAGTAAGGTATTTGATTTATTTGATATTAGATCAGGAAGTCTGCACTTTATGCACGATGATGGGCTCAATGACCTGCTGATTGAGCGTGATGATAATGCGGAGGGTACTATGGTAGTGATGAGGTTATTTAATGACTCTGCGCGCACAAACAAAGAGGTCTTTGATAAGTTTACAACGGATGAAGAATACACGTTCGCTAAAACTATTGTACCCGTTAGGCTTGCTCAATATGAGGGTGAAAAGCTGGTATCAAGATCACAAGCCAAGCGGTTAATTTTTAGATTTGAGAAATTTAAAACAGTGATACTTGATTTTTCAGGTGTAGAAGAAATAGGCCAAGCTTTTTCAGACGAAGTGTTTAGAGTCTTTCAGAACTCCCATGCAGACACTAAGTTAGTTCCTGTAAATATGAGTGAGTCAATTCGAAATATGGTATCTAGGGCAAAATCTAATTTGTAAGGCACAAAAAACTCCATTAGACCATTAAAGCTTTAATGACTTCAGTGTAACGGCCCCACCTATTGCTGTCTCAAGCAAAGGCTGCAATTGATTAGAGACATTTTGAGCTAAATAAAGACCTGGCTTAGCAGGAATAATCCAGCCAGAGGATTTTTCAGACATGACTCTAAAAGTCATATAAGAAGATGATTTAGCATGAGGAGTAGAAGTATCAAACTTAACCATGCTCGCGTAAATATCCGTTTTATGATGATCTTTAAGCTTGGGCATTAAGCCTTCTGGCAATCTTCCACCCCATTCATACGAATATTTTTTTACATGATGTCCGCTTGCTGACAATCTAAGCCCCGAGTTTTTTGACATGGTTGGCAAAACATAAGAAGGCGCTAAACTTTCGGCTGACGCATAAACTGAAGATGGCATATCCATAGCGTGAGCATCACTACCAGGAACATTATGTCTAAATGGAATAATAAGGTATTTATTGCCTTTTTTAGATACGCGAGTTTTTTGCGAAGTCTGAAGCATTCGCTTTAAATCTTTGAGCGGCCTACCGTTTTCTATTTCAGCAGCATACTCATATTCAGAGCTAATTTCAGCTGAAAAATCACCGGTACTAACTACATTGATTGACTTGATATAAGGCTTTTTCTCACCCGACCAAAGCTTAGCCTTATTGACCGAATCTTTCCATTTATAAGCACCCTCATGAGCTACCGACTTAACTGAAGTTGCCACATTGCCGAAAATAGCCTTTGCAATAGCGCCGTTAGCCTCATATAGTTCAGACAGATCTATAGAAACATTGTATTTAGTCATGCTTATTAGCTAGTTTAGAATCAAGATTTTTAACATGCAAAATAGCCTTAGTGATAGAGATTCCATCTTTAGTGGCTCGTTGAGCTATCCATGTCGGAAATGTTAAATCATGAATACCAGCATCAACACCTCGATGATGACCGCCCGCAACAGGAATACCATCAATCTCACAATGCCCGCATAACACAAGCAGATTGCGAATATCATCAGGAGACTCAATGTCTTTTTCACCCATATTGTGCGTGTATCCATAAGGATCAAAAATATGCAAGGTGTCTAATACTTTTTCAGGATCAAGTGCGCCCCATAAAGCCCACTCATGCAAATGGTGAACCTCACGAGAATCACGACTACCGCATACCCAGCAAGGCAGATCAAGCTGCTTAACTAGCGTTCTTTTATTCTTTGCAAACAATGCCGATTCAGTTCTTTTTTCATGATCAGGTATCACAATAAATTCAGTGATAGAGTGCTTCATTTCGTGGGACATATTTATTTTCCATAGAGATCAAATCGTCTAATAACGACACGACGGGGTAAGGTTAAGCCGTAATGAATAGGTCTATCAAACGGCATCTCTGCATAAACAAAATATTCTTGACGGCGACGACCGGTTAAAGAATAAGTTGCTCCCACAGGCGGCGCATTGGTATTCCATGTCAATACACCGTCCTTCCCAACAGCAGGAGTTCCTGCCTCTTGAATAATATTATTGCTATCTAGCCAAAATGCCCTATCTATCGACAGCACTGGTGTTCTCATAATATCATTTTGACCTCTGGTCATATTGATAGAAAAAGGCTCACTACGATTAGTTGGCATAGCTCTATCATATTGACCAATTTGATAAAGTGGCGAATCAGAAGGAATCGATAGCATAATATCGCCCTGATCCCAAACGCCAAATGAGGCAAAATCTTTTAAAGCATCTCTACCAATAATACCCGCCTTACCATCGACAGAATCAGACCAAAGCCTGCCCTTACCCCCACAATAAGGACAATTAGGCTTAGCTGCTCCAGAGTGTGGATTAATGCAAGGACAAGCAAAAGCCTTGCGCCAGCCAAATGACTGCCCCATTACATTTAAATGTGAATTAAATGCGCTAGGACTAAGCCTCATTACAAAACACCCCAAGTAGGGCCAATTAAACGCTCACGAATAACGCTTAAACGCCTTTCAATATCATCTTGAAATTTGATAATATCCATCGAATAGGACTGACTCAAACCATCAGCCGATATTGAACCAGACATAGGTGCAAAAGCATTTTGCATAATACGCAGTAACGCCATTTGCTTAACCAAGTCAGCTAAATCGTAAAACTCAGGGCTTTGTCCATTAATGCCAGCTTGATAGGTTATGCGTAACACATGTGGTATTTGCACACCTGAAGCTATCGCCTGCATCATAAAAATAGACAATGGCGCAGTATTTAGATTTGGACCCGGGATAATATGTATCATTCCGTATTTGTTATCTAACTTAATCCAGTTCAACGGAATCTCGAACATTTGCGTTTCCATTGAAGGATAAATAAGCCTTACTCTCTGTACCTGAATCGCAGGGCAATAGCGTAACTTAATCGCTCCCCAAGATTGCGATCCAAAAAAATCGGGTGGCATATCATAGCCAGGCTCAACCATATAAGGCATTCCCGCCAATGAGCTAATCTCATCCTGAGTCGGTTGATGATCAAATATTTGTGTAGGTTGCAAAGGGACGGCTAATCGTCTTTGCGCGTCAGCCTCAGCAGCATTCCAATAATCCCATAATTCATCATCAAGAATTAACGAAGTATCAACATTGAGCTTACTTGCTACACCTAGCATTAAAGCCGATCTTAATCTACTAATGGCTGTCGTTTTATCACTTAATGCAGACATAACAACAGGCGCACTATCTATAGACTGCACAGAAGCAGACCACACTTTAGTATGTCCATTGATCTTGGCCGTAACTAAGAAAACAACAGACGGAGGCATAACATTAATCGTATCCTCAGCCGTCAAATCAACGACCACAATACCATGCGCCCAATTAGCCCCTATCGCATACGGATCAACAGAAACCACGCCAGAAATAGACGTAGTTCCGTTGGCCGCAAATAACTGAACAGTTACAGATGCTGTAGGATCAATAGTAATCGCAGCCCCGCCTGAACGTAAGGTAAGCGATACAGTTTGATCTTGATCTCTAATAATTGGCATCTATAACCCCTCAATTAATTAGATTGATGTTGACCAAGTAATGCTCAACAATGCATTTTCCAAAGCGGTAATACGCGCTACAGCAGCATTTAGAGCAGTAGTTAGTGTTGCTTCAGCCGCAGTCGCCCTTGTAGTTTCAACGCCAATTGCTGTAGTTGTAGCAGTAGATACAGGTTTTGCTAAATCAGACGTGTTATTAACATTACCCAACCCAACCATGGCTGCTGTAATTCCTGAAACAGTGCCAGTGAATGTTGGGGAGGCTTTAGGAGCAGCTGCATCTGCAGTAGCTTGTAAATTAATAAGGTTGTTGTCCATATCTGTAAAAGATAATCGGCCACCTTTTGACGCTCTTGTTACAATTGTTGTACTCATTTTTAGGCTCCAATAATAGAGAATGGAGTGGGTAGCTTGCTACCCACTCGGGAAAAATTAAACGTATAAAGTTGCTGCAAAGTTAGTAATAGCTGTGGCAATAGCCGCATCAACTTGAGCTTTTGTATAAAGAGCTGCAATCGCAGAATCTACTTGCGTTTTAGTATAGGTAGTCGCTTGTGGAGCCAATAAAGCTTCTGCAGCTTGAGCTCTTGAAACTTCAGCCGCTAGATTTGTTGTTAAAGTACCTTCAGCCGCAGTCGCCCTTGTAGTTTCAACGCCAATTGCTGTAGTTGTAGCAGTAGATACAGGTTTTGCTAAATCAGACGTGTTATTAACATTACCCAACCCAACCATGGCGGCAGTAATGCCAGATACTGTGCCTGTAAATGTTGGTGACGCTAAAGGTGCTTTCAAAGAAACAGCAGTAGTCAAAGCCGCAGCAGCAGACTCATCAGAAGAAAGCTGTGTAGCGATCTCAACTAATGTGTCTAAAGCAGCAGGAGCTGCGCCGACAACAGCTTGGATCTTGGCGTCAGTTTCGGTTTTAGTATAGGTAGTCGCCTGTGGCGCTAATAGTGCCTCAGCTGCTTGGGCTCTTGATGTTTCAACAGCAATCGCTGCAGCAGTAGCAGTAGAGACAGGCTTAGCAGTATCGGACGTATTGTTGACATTACCTAAGCCTACCATTGCTGCAGTAACACCGCTAACAGTACCGGTAAATGTTGGTGACGCCAAAGGAGCCTTTAATGCTTCAGCCGCTGTTGCTCTACTTGTTTCTGCAGAAACACTGGCAGCAACTACAGCTACATTAGCGTCTACCTGTGTTTTTGTATAAGTATTCGCTTGAGATGCAGCCGCATCTGCAGTAGCTTGCAAATTAGTAAGGTTGCTATCCATTTCAGTAAAAGATAAACGGCTTCCCTTTGATGCTCTTGTTACAATTGTTGTACTCATTTTATGTTCCTAAATTGATGTAAGTTATCTAAAAAATTAATCGTATAAAGTAGCTGCAAAATCAGACAATGCCTTTGTAATTGCGGCAGCAATAGCTGCGTCAACCTCTGATTTAGTGTAAGTATTAGCTTGCTGTGAAAACAAAGCCTCAGCTGCTTCTGCTCTTGTGATTTCAGCATTCAAATCACTTCTCAACGCACTCTCTACAGAAACTGCTCTGGATGTTTCTGCTGAAATAGCTGCAACAGTGGCAGTTGATACAGGCTTATTGGCATCCGAGGTGTTGTCTACATTACTTAAGCCTAGACTTGATTTAGAAACGCTAGATGTTGATGAGGCAATAGCAGCTGTCACAAATGGCTCAGTTGCCAATGCAACTTCTTGGTTTGTTTGCCCGGCAACCCACTTACCAACAGTTTCATCCCATACCAATCTTTGCCTAGCCAAATCACCGCGATCAACATCAATACCGGCATAGCGCAACGAGACGCCAGATCCAGCCTCTCCTTTGTTTACAGTAATAATATTGTCTTTAATTGACATATTTGCCGTATTAACAAAAGTTGTTGTGCCATTAACGGAAAAGTTGCCGGCAACAGTTAATGCACCTGATATACTTTGATCACCTTGAATGTTGACGACAGGAGCGGTCAAAACAACTTGAGTTGATGATGATATGCGCGTCATTGAGCCTTGGCCGCCAGACTGTACAACTACATCCGCATTTTGACCGTTAGCCTGAATAATAGTGGCCGCTTGTGAATTAAGAACTGTTTCACCTGTACCACTTGTTAAAATAGTAATGCCTTGATTTACATCAGCAGTAAAATTCATTGTTGCTGCAGTAGAACCAAGAACAGGAACGCCATTCAAATACAAAGTATTGGCATCTAAATGAAGCTCTTTAGTATAGATCGCATCAAATTTATCAGTCGGCGAACCAATATTAGACACCCCAGATACCGCAGGCATAATGTTGCCTGACACGGTTAATGTATTTACAGCAAAATTATTTGAGGAACTACCAGTAGCAGAAGCTGAAGCTGAAACAATAGCACTGGCAACCTGAGCTGATGTTTGATAACCAGCATCATTAATAAATGCAGAAACATTAACTGGAACAACAGGTATGGTCGGTTTATTTATCAAATCCAAATATGAACCAGATGTTGCAACTGTAGCTAAAGATGACGCATTAGCTTTGCCAGAGATTCCTGCAGCAATTGAGGCGCTGACATTGCTTGCGGTTTGATAATTGGCATCATTAATCAATTGACTAACAGCTGTTGGAATACTATTAGATAATGAAGAGTTAGAAACCTGAATATTTGAAAGTATTTGAGCCTCTAATGCTGAGATCTGCGCATCAACAATAGCTGAATCAGCCTTAGTTACAAGAACAGAATTGACAATATCTAATGCACTCTGTAATGAATTTTCAGCTATTTGTGCTCTTGTAGACTCATCAGCCAGAGCAGAAGCAGCACTAGTGCTCATTGATGAAATAGCCGCACTTAAATCACCATCAGCATTACTAAATGCTGCAACAATTTCAGATAAACTGTCGATTGCAGAAGGATCAGCATTGCTAACCAAATTATCGATTCTAGCGCCTAGCACTGCATCTTGAGCATCAACATATTGCGTAAATGCAACGGGATTGTTATTAATCTCTAGCACGCCAGCATTACTGGTTAACACGGCAGAGCCTAGGTTTAATTGCTGTGTTGCAGAAACAGTTGTTGAGTTTAAATATTGCATTGAGAAAAGAACAACCGTTCCCGTCATTGCCTCAGATAACTCAATTTTTATGGTATTTAGATCAACAATAGCAATATCCGCAATCATTAAATTGTGGTTGCTGTCATAGATAAAATAAGCAAAATCTGTTGTATTAAAATTGTGGGTTACTGTCCACAACGATGAAGCAACACCTTGAACATGCAAGTAAGATGCTTGCTTAATGCCAATAGGTTGCCATGAGAAAAAACCTGAATTATTAACAAGCTCAGTGTAAAAGTACGGAATACCGTCTTTTGTGATAAGCGTATAGGGCTCAGGGTTTAACGGAAAATCAGAAAGGTTCTTTTTCCAACGAAGTACGCCGGAAAGTTCTAAGTCACCTAAAACACGAATTGACATATTTATTTCCTTTATTTATTAGGATGCTGGTTTTTTAGCGCCAACATAAATTGCTTGCCCGTTAAGCGTCTTATAAATCAGCATGACCAAATGATATTGATGAGAAATAAACGTCAATTTTTCAGTATCAGTTACATCGCTCCTTAATTTAAACGTATCAATATTCTCCTGGATCTTCTCTAGCCATCCATATATATGATGATTTAAGTGGTGTTCTTTCATTAATTCGCCCTTGACAAGGATTCAGCTTTTTCAAAAAACTGCTTCATAAAAATAACGTCATTTTTAAACTGCTCTCTGACTGGCTTTTTATAAAAATCAGCCTCAATGGCGTTTTCTTTGAGCGTATTAAGACACCCCTCAATATGTACTAAAGCGTCATCAAAAGTGGTTAAAGTGTCTAACCAAACATTCGGCATTTGTTTCATAACAGCACAGTCACAAGCACTTTTAAAAAAACGGTGAGCAAGTTGCCCAACCCACCGTCTAACCTTATTTTTTGAACATTAACTTATATAGTGTAGGAAATTGATCCATCGCTATACGTTGTTTTCTTTATCCAATATGGAGACCAACTAACACTACCATTAGGATGATAGGTGTCATATTTAAGATGGAGTGCCGCTTGATCGGCAGCAGATAACCATCCTATATATACAGTCTCCACAGAGACCGCTGTTTTTGTTACAACAGGTGGAATTACCACCGGCGCTGTTACTACAGCGGGACTTGTTTAAATAGATTTTATTGCTTGTACAGCAACCTTAACTTTTGAAGCATCTGATAAATAAACAGTCAATGTATTGCCATTAGTCTCTTCAACGCAAACGATGTCATTTCTATAAACGCCATCTGCGCCTTGAGTAAGTACAGTAAAGTCTACAAAATCAGCATTTAGGTTATGAGCAACAACGTGAGTAGTTGCAGAAACACCTGACTGGAATGTAAAGATGTTTGCATTGATGTCAGAACGGATCTGAGTATCAGCAGCAGTACGTGCCGCAACCTCATTAGACAAACCAGTTGTCAAAGTTGCCTCAGCAGCAGTTGCTCTGGTAACTTCGTTATTGATTTCGTTAGTCAAAGCCAAGCTAGCCGCTTGCAACGCAGCTGTTTCATTTGCAGCCAAGCCATCAGCGTAAGTTTGCGCTGCTGCTTGAGCCGCACTAGCTTTAGCTGTTGCATCAGCCGCAGCTGCTGCTTGTACAGAAGCTTCTGCAGTCGTTGCTCTAACTACTTCTGCTGCAAGATCAGACTTAACTTGTAAAGCTAATGCATCTACTTCATTAACCGCAGCTACTAAAGTAGTTTTAGCATTAGTTGCTAAAGTAGTTAGGTCGCCAATTTTGCCGTTAACTTGACCCTCAACAGTCGTTACGCGAGTGTCTAAAGCAGAGTCGACAGCAATACGAGCAGATGTCTCAGAAGCAATCTCAGCAGATAAATTGCTTTCAGCAGCTTGAGCGCGAGTAACTTCAGATGTCAAGCCAGTAGTTAAAACACCTTCTGCAGCTGTTGCACGAGTTGTTTCAGCGGAAATTGCATTAGAATTAGCTAAGTCGCCAGCAGTACGATCAAGAACTTCTTGAGCTAAAGCCGCAGTTAAAATACCTTCAGCTGCAGTCGCACGAATCACTTCTGCATTTACACTGCCTTGTAGTGTAGCTTCTTCAGCTTTAGCGCGAGCTACTTCAGCAGCAAGTGCAGAAGCCGCGCTTGTAGACATCGTATTGATTGACGCCAATAAGTCAGCATCGTCTTTGTTGATTAAAGACAATAACTCAGAAATAGAATCAATTGCGGCAGGATCAGTATTAGAAATAACATTATCAATACGTTGACCTAACGCAGATTCAGCTGCAGTTGCACGAATAACTTCAGCATTTAAGCCAGTAGTTAAGACGCCTTCCGCTGCAGTAGCTCTAGTTACTTCCGCAGATAAGTCAGAAGTTAATTTGGCTTCCGCACCTTGTGCGCGTGAAGTTTCAGCAGCCAAATTACTTGTTAATGTATTTTCAGCAGATTGAGCGCGCGATACTTCAGTAGAAATGCTTGCAGATAAGCCAGCTTCAGCAGTTGTTGCACGTTGAGCTTCAGCAGTTAAGTTAGAAGTAATTGCAGACTCAGCTGATTGAGCGCGAGCAACTTCAGCAGACAGATTAGTTGTTAGCTGGTTTTCAGCGCCTTGAGCACGCGAAGTCTCAGAAGCAATCTCAGCAGATAAATTGCTTTCAGCAGCTTGAGCGCGAGTTGATTCAGATGCAACGGCAGCAGTTAAACCAGCCTCAGCAGCTGTTGCGCGAGTTACTTCATTAGATAAATCTAAAGCAACTTGGTTTTCAGCAGCTGTAGCGCGAGCAACTTCTGCGTTTAATGAATTTGTTGCAGCAGTAATAGCTGACGAACGATCAGCAATCTCTTTATTTAAGTTAGATTGCAGAGTGTTATCATTAGCTAAACGAGTAGCAGCCTCATCATCAAGATTATTTTGAAGAGTATTTTCAGCGCCAGTTGCACGAGAAACCTCTGCAGCCAAACCTGATTCAAGATTTGTTGCGCGACCTTCTAATGAAGTAGCGCGAGAATCTAATGCGCTTTCAGCAGATATAGCGCGTGATTCTTCGGTGTTGATAGCAACTTGCAAAACGCTTTCTTCATTAGAAGCGCGAGCAACTTCAGCAGCCAAAGCAGCCGATAAGCCATCAACTTCAACTTGCAAATCAGCTTTTGCCTGGGCAATATCATTTAAGATTGTAGTAACAAAATTAGGATCGTTAGCAATTGCTTGAGCAAGTTCACGCAAAGTATCTAATAATGCAGGAGCTGCATCTACTAACTGAGCAATTTTTGTATCAGTATATGACTCAGCTGATGCCAATGCGCTAGCAACATCAGAATCAAGAATAAATGCGCGTATAATTACCGCACCATTTGCATCTAATGATGAATATTTAAAATTTCTTTCAGCTGTATTAAACCAGACTCTACCAGGCTGAGCGGGAACTGGATCAGCTGCCAAACGCTCTACGTTAAGATTTTCGATCCAGCTATTATTAGCAAGGTTAATGCCGTGAATTCTTGGAAATTGTGCCATTTTTTTATCTCTTTAAAAATTTGCGAAGGTTAATAAGTTCTTGATCCACTCGGCGACAACAGCTATTGCTGTGCTCCACTCTCCACTGGCCTAATGATTTATCGCTCTCGAAAACAAACGATCCGCTCTCAAAGCCTAAAAATTCTGCGCCATTACTTTTTATAAATGCAGCAAGGTGTAACTCCTTACATGAAAACTTATCCATTCGTCGCTCCATCAGAATGTTGTATTGAAAATAACATCGACAAATCCACTTGTAGCTTCTGTTAATTCCACAACAAACGAATTGTCATCAATTATTTTTGTGGATGCCATAAACCTATATCCATCTAAATCTGTAAGCCTCTCTATAAATAAAGAGGTGCCTTTATTGTGCTGAACTAGCCACTCCATAGAGTCCGTAAAGGCATATCTAATTACGGAATCTCCAGGTGAGCTATAAAGCTCGACACTATCCAGGACTAGGCTTAGACCATCATCTAATACCAAGCTCTCTGTGATACTCATTCATATACTCTCGTCACGACCATTAATAGGACACTCGTTGCTTTCGATTCACATCATCGTGTCACGACCACGCAAAATAAAACGCCTAATAAAAATTAGGCATTTAAAAATTTATATTTTATTTTTTTGCTGGTTGTGCCGATGTAACTTCATCAGCATGAATAACGTCATCAACGCTAGGCTTTTGAGCTACTTGGGATTGTTTAGGCGTAGCTTTGCTATCTGCCAGCTTATAGCCAGCAATTGAAGAAATACGATTGGCAACATCCACTGGCAAATCTTCAGAGATCTTTCCTTCTGGATGTTGTAAAAATTTGTAACCGCTAATGACATCAGCGGCATTAGGTAAAGTGCAAATAACTTGCGGCATAACTATTCCTCTAATCCAGAACAAAGGCATTTGCCTTTATTGACTCAAATTCAGATGCTAAAAAAGTGCCGCTACTTATTTCACGGCACTTATTTTGCGCTAACCAATCACATCAGTTATCCGAAAGGCTTCCATAAAGCACCTGATGGAACGATGTTTTCAATAACAACATGATGCTTGCGCTTGCCGATTCTTAGGTAACCAAACAACAATTGCGCCCATGGCACGGTCGCTGCATTAGTTGGATACAATGGGAATTTAGTCATAGGCAAGTATTGACGCCATGTAATTGCTTGCTGGCCTGGCAACATATTCAATAAATATGCTTTTGTAGTACCTGGTATCTTGCGATTTTTGTCTACAAAAGTAGTTGTTGCGCCTGATGCAGGAATACGGCACATCAAACGCAAATCATCAACAGCATCAGAACCATTCAATCGACCACGATAGATCGCATAACCAGTCTCAGCACCAGAAGCAGAACGAGCAATTGTTAAAGTAACTGCATCACCAGCAGAAACAGCAATTTGACCTGTAACAACTACGGTTGACTGACCAGCAGCATTAACGCCAGCAACTGCATAATAGTAATTGCCACCTTGGCTTGCTTTCCATTTAGAATCAGCACCGCCAGCATCTGCAACAGCAGTTACGGTAGCAGGCTTGAAAAGTGCATTTTGAGAAGCTACAGTTGGGAACTCAACTTCAAAAGGCTTTTGTTGGCGCTCATCACGGATAAATACATCAGGAATTGTTTTAATATCGCCCCATGATGTAGAAATACCTTTAACAGGTGCGCCTAACATCAATTCTTGAGATGTGCCATTCAGTGAAACACGGAAAGCAGGATCAAGATGGGTGTTGAAATCAGATTGATTTAATTGCGACATGAACAAATGCGTTGGAGTACCAAAGTTACCAAAGCCAGTGATCAATGCTGCCGCTTGGTCAATAGCACTAATGCTATTTAATGGCTCGCCCGCTGCATCAATAATATGCTCACTGTCGCCCAAAGAGGCGATTTGTGAATAAATACCATCAAATTCAGTTTGAACGATTGAGCTATCGCCCTCAAAACTTAAGAATTCAGCATCAGTCAATAACTGCAAAGCACCGTTTTGCGCTTCAACTGCTTCAGCTTCTACAATTGAATTTTGCAGAGTAGAAACGAAAGATACCTCACGACGAGTCATTAAGTATTTAACTAAGCCAACCCTACGATTGTATTGACCTTGAGCACCGGCAATAATACCTGTTTCAGAGTTAGTTGAGCCGCCCAAAAAGCCGCCAACTCCAGACTGTTCAGTCCATTCGTCAACAGTTGCAGTAGCATTAGTTTTTGCCATCTCATTAAACAAAGCAAAATGCTTGTTTTCTTGAATGGTAGATAACATGGTTTTCTCAAGAGACTGGATACGTAATGCACCAGCACCTTGCAATTGAGCAACATCAGAACCATAGCCAGCTTCAAGAGCTTTCTTTAGTTCACCAACTTCACCAAATGACATTTCGCCAGAAACAGATTGCCCATTGGCGACACTGGGCAACAGAGCAGGATTTAACATATATTTTCCTTAGTTACACTAGAACTTTATTAACAATGTCGGCACGAACGGGCAGACCTTTTAGGAATGAAGCCTCGGCTATCGACACATCGAGTGCGGTTAAGCGGCCAGCAGCTTGTGCTGTTAACGCTTTCGCCATAAACTCTTCGGCAGATAAACCTTCAGGCTCACTTTTTGCCATTGTTCCAGCAGCAGGTTTTTCAGCTATTGAAACAACAGTTTTACGACCACGACCTTCAGAGCCAAGCTTCGTAATTTCGGTTTTAAGTGCGCTAATTTGCTCACCTTGAGATTTAATAAGATCCAGCGCAGTACCCATAAACTTCTTCACAGATACTTCTTGACCATCAATTTTTGACATTAACGATTTAATAAATTCTGTGCCATCAACAGCATCAATCTCTTCGCCAGAATCTAATTTGAAATTAAATGACTTGCCCATAGGCTCATCATCTTTGTCTTTGTCTTCATTTTCATTTTTATCGTCAGCAGGCTCATCATGATTTTCTTGGTCATTTAATTCAGCCGCTTCCGCGATTTTTTTATCATCCTCATCACCGCCGCCTTTATCTTCATTAGCAGGTTCAGATTTATGCATGGACTGGAGTTCTTCCAGTTCGCCCAATAGTTTTTCAAAACTCATTGTTTCAAGCCTCTTTTTAGGTCACTTAGAAAACGCTCAACAGAAGCTGCGGCAACATCAACCGACATGCCAAACTGTTTATGAGCGAAATTAACAAGTTCAGCAGGCTTGGCGCCACTGACTCTTTTTTTGCGGATAGCATCCGCAAGATGGTCTCGAAAGTCCCAGTAACTAAGAAGATTCGATTCCAAACTTTGTTTACGCAATGCACTACCACCTGATAGCGCTGCGGAATCTGTTCCATAACCCGCTTCAATGGCCTTGATGAAGTCAAAGCCTTCAGCGCACAAAGATTTTGCTAATGCGCCAAAAGGAAGAGTAGATACGGTAGCTAGGTTGGCGTTAACCGGTGTTTTTGAGAAACCTATGTTTGACCACCTAACTTTATTGATAACGGCACGCTTTGCTTTAGTTTCAGGATCAATAATCACCGACTTAGCAATGACTGAGCCGCCCACAGAGGGATACCAGCGAGCAGGAGGGTTAAGTTCGGTTAATGATGACCAGAAAGAATTTGCACGCTCGGCAGCTGATCCAGAACCTGAATAGATTTGCCCCTTAACAAAGGTCGCCCCGTCGCGTACAGCCACATCAACAGGACGGCCAATTTCAAATAATTCATAATTAGGAATCCCGGCTTTTGCACCAATTTGAGTGAAATGATCTATATCAAGATTGCCAAACTTTAGGTAATAAGCTGCCGATTCCTCAAGCGCTTTTGCAAGCACTACTTCATTCTGCTGATCTAACGACTCGTTAGAGGCTTCCAGATAAATAAAGCGATCAACTCCCTCCGTAACAGGCGATGCTTTTAGCATTTGGGTAATGCTTAGATAAGACGGCACTGCATCTAGCAATCCACGATCTTCAGTTGATAAATAATCTATTTTCATAGCTATTATTATTTTGTCACGACCTAACAAAACGGTAATTAATCTACAAATTTAGCGATCAAATCAGGTGCACTATTAAAAAATAATTTAGGATTTTTTATGACGACTATTACCTTCGACACTCACAAATTCATTAATGGTTAAATGGGGAATTGTCTTAGCTTTAGGCCAATTTGCTATGATTACTGCACTGATTAAGTTGCTCTAATTTAAACCTACAGAAGCTACAAAAATAACTACTATAACTTTTAACATGCTTGATCATCGATAACGGAGAATTAAAATTGTTACGCCGGATGGTAGGCATATCAATAGCCCTGCCAACAAGAACGATTGCCCTATTGACAAAGCTTTTGTTTTAACTGCCCCACCAAGCTAATATCCTGAAACCAAGTTTAGTAGCCTAGCCTTTTCATCAAGCAAGCGCCTGTACTCATAAGCTGTTGCGCTATCATGGGCCACATGACCATAAGGCAATGATTGTAGTCTTACATCGACCCTACTCAACTCATCTTCGGCATGACGCCTTAAATTATCGTCGTAATCTAATGACTTTTTCATCATAGAGTCGTTTTCGGCTAGTGAACTTCTTAGTTTTTCAATATCCATAGATTAACCCACTGTAAATTGATTGACTCTATACGGCTTAACCGTATAATTGCGGTTATGTACACCATAATCGAATTGCCCACATTTAAACATGAATAACGATTTTATGACTGGCAAAGAACTAGGCGAAAAGCTATTAGCAGCCGCAAAAGAAATGGCAGCAGGGCAAGGTGTTATAGTACATTCCCCTGCCATAGTCGCCCGCAAGTCTCTAGGACTATCGCAATCTGAATTTGCCAAATTATTAGGCGTGTCAGTACGTACATTGCAAGACTGGGAGCAAGGCCGTAAACAACCATCAGGGGCAGCTAAAACTCTGCTGAGAGTAGCAGAAAAATACCCTGAAATATTATTAGAGGTAGCCTGATTAATCATGCCGCCTCTACCTCTTTACCTTGAGCGCCTTCAATTCTGTTTTTGGCTATTTCAAAATAGCCAGCGTCAAGTTCAATGCCTATGAATCTGCGGCCTGTTAGCTGGGCTGCAACTTTCACGCTACCCCCCCCCATAAAACAATCCAGCACCACATCATCTGCATTTGAATAGGAATTAATTAACCATTGGCATAAATCAATGGGCTTTTGTGTAGGGTGTAATGATTTATGGTTATTGTTGCTAAATTTTTGCACCGATCTAGGGTGACGGTCGCCAGTGTTAATCGTAGTACACCCTTTATGTTTCGATACGTGTCTATGACGGTCAGCTTTATGCGTAGCAGTATAGGCTTTACCCGCTACTTTCTGCGGGTTATAAGTCGATTTTTTAAGCGCGTTAGTCATCACGACAATAAATTCATGCGCCATCATTGGCCGTAAATTTGCGTTTAAAAAACCAACAGGCATTGTCTTTTCCCAGACAATTTCATAAGCTGTTTTAAAAACTTTATAGCCCTTAAGCTCAATCAGTAGGTTTAAATCACAAAACGAAACTAGAACGCCCGTATCTTTTAAAACTCGCTTACAGTCGATTAACCATTGTTTGTAGTCGATTCTAGGCGCTTTATCAAATGCCAGCTCAGTAGAGTAATAAGGCGGATCAGTTACGATTAAATCCACACTACCATCCGCCATATTAGCCATTTCAACCAGACAATCACCGTGTATTAACTGCATACTCATACCGTAAACCCCATAATATTATTTAATGGGATAGTATTTAGTCACGACCTAAAATAAATCACTTTGTGGCTTAGCTGCACCTATGCCTTGTTGCTTTAAATAATAGCCTAAGCCGCTGTCATCCATAGCATCTAGCGGTGTAGTCATTAAATTTCGTAGCGCGTACTTATTAGAGAGTCGGCTTTGTGCGCGTTTATCTGATTCATGGTCTGAAACCAGATCAATTAAATCAATGTCGTTCTTTTGACCAATTCGATTGATACGGCCTTGACGTTGCGCGTGGTTCATAGCAGTCTGAGGAATATCATATTGCGCAAGCCAACGACCAGATTGAAGGTTTGCGCCAGTAGCTCCTGCATCAGAGCAGACAATAATATCGGCTTTGGCATCGCCCTTATCAGGATTGAAGGCCTGTATCTTTGCCGCCTTATCTTTTGCTGAATCCTTGCCGGAGATAGTCACGACTCGATGACCCTCTGCTTCTAAACGCTTTCTAATGCTCTCGACCGCCTCTAGTGAGTGAGCAAAGACCACGCCTTGCTGTCCTTTCTTACCATTAGCTATCTCAATCAACTTATTAAGCTTTCCTGCAGCAGGATGATTATCTAGCACCTTGCGAATAGCTGATTGCTTCATGATACCGACTGAATCAGCGACCTTTTTTGCAACGGCTTCATGCTGGTCTTCTGGTACACCATCAAACATGGCGGGTGCAAAAGCTTGAGCTGTCTTTATATCGACTTGATTAGTCATTTTAGCAATGCGTAAGCTAGCGGCTTGCTGTTCTACGGTCTTCAGTGCCTCTTGTTGCGCCTCGGTTTGTGGCACCTTAATCTGTTGCTTGTTCACACTAATATCTGGCTTAACTTCCATAGCGTACAAATGCCTAGCTAACTCTTTCTGCAAACCCTGCTTAGCGGCTTGGGTATCGCTACCATAACGCCGCATGAACGCATCACGATCGTTATAACGGTCGCCGTCCATCTTTTGTAGCGCACTAAATGCCTCAGAAGCATCATTTTTAACAGGATCAGCTGTTGCTGAAATATGGTAAGGCGTATTATCGGTTACCCCACCAATCACATTAGACATGCGTGAGTTTTCTTTACCTTCACGATCTAACAGGTTATGCCCTTCATCAACCGCAGAGAAATCAAAGTTAATGCCGTGGTGATCTAGCACATCCTTGGTATAGCTCGCCCTTTCCTTTTGCGTCATGCCGCCCATTTTGTCAGCAATTACATCAGTGCTTTCGCCGGTCTTTAGACTTGCCATTTTTAGTAGATCATCACGAAAAGATTGATGTGTGACTACGGTAAAATGGTTATCTGGATCTTTATAAGAAGCAAGACGGCTTTCAAAGGAATCGCCAGGATTGCAATGCCAGTTGTATTTACCAGCCTCTAAGAAGCGCAAGGCTTCAGCACCCATTTGTCCTTGCACGATACTTGGGCAGCAGATCACGCCTTTTTTTATCTTGCCTTGTGAATGCAGGCTAGAAAATGCGCCCAGCATCATAGCTGATTTGCCTGAACCCACTCCGGCCCCAAGCATTACGCGCTTATTGGCTTCGACTAGCTTGATGGCTCTTTGTCGCTTTACGCCATCAGGTCCGGACATCGACGGATTAAATAACTTGACTGGCTTATTAGGCTCAAAATTAGCACCGACTACCCCCATCATTTTGTTGATCATGTTTTCAGCGGCGTGGCCTATGGTTTTGCGTTCATCCGCTTTTAAAGCTAGCGCCTCCTTATTGTCATCTTCTTCAGACGAAAATAAAGACATCTGCGCTTGACCATAAGCCGCTTGCTTCTCTTTGGCTTGCTCTATCTTGTCGCCTACAGATCCAGACGAATATTTTCCTTGTACTCGCTCTCGTAAAGAATCAATAAGTGAACGCTCAGCCTTTAGCCGCTTTTCACGCTCAGTAGGATCAACAGCATCAAGATGATTAAGATTGTTTCTTACAATAGTCTTGCCGATCTTTAACGCAGCATCAGGACGTTGTGTATTATAGTTTTGCGCAAAGCTCTCTGAGACTTTTGAGCGGATTAAATCTTGTATAGACTCAAAAGCCCTAACACTACCTCGCATTAAATGCGAGTATTTACCCCAATCTAAACCCGCATCAGCCGCAACTGCACTCGCTTCATCGTAGTCACTCTTCCATGCTTTCCAGGCTGGATTTTCCGAAACCTCGCCAAACAGATCCTCAGTAAATTTAATGGGCTCATTCTTTTGAAGATTGTCAGCTTTTTCACGCAACCCTGCTTGCTCTGGTGATTCTTTAGCAACATTTTTATAAAACCAATTGCGCAAGGCTGATCGATCTTGCGCTGTTAGCTCACCAATAGGCTTATAAGCAATCTTACCGGCAGGCTCAGACGCTAATGCCCTATGCAGCGCATCTTGTGCAATCGCATCAGGCTCAAAGGTTTGTTTATTAAGCGTTGAACGCGTACCGCCCCATTTAGAAGCCACATAATCATCAGCGTATTGCTGAAATATGGGTTCTAAATGCTCGACTCGCATTAACTTACCATTAAAATTCTTAGTAGGGATAGCCTCATTAAGGGCTTTTCTGTATTCAGAAGCTCGATCAGCACCCACCGATAGCATAAAGGGCAAGGAATTTAGATCCGACAATATATCAGCTGGTCTATCCCCATCAGCCATGCGACCACCAATATACTCACGCACTGAATCTGCTAAATTAGAACCTTTAGCATCAAAAGGCTGCGATAGCTGCGGAGCAACTCCAGCTTTAAAATTAAGACCCAAGTCAGGGCGCTTAGAGAAGCCTTGCGGCAGCCAATCATCCTCATCTTCATCACCACGCATAATAGATAGATTGCGATCTATACGCTGCATATTCTCTTTGTCGATAGGTTTAGCAAGCTTGTCCATGCCAGAAGCTTTAATGGTTGCAAAAGTATTTCCGGCCACCTTATCCAGATTAAAGTCGTCATTATTTAAGCCCAAAGCCCATAGCTGTTGTACAGCTGATTCTGATGTAGACTTGCCCAAGGACACCTGAACAAAGTCACGCTTACCACCGCGCAGTGCCGCAGAAATAGCCGCATTTGCTTCCATTTCTCCTAGAGCTTGCCCCATGACTTTACGTGCTGTTGCTAAATGCTCTTTACGTTGATGATTCAGCCCAGAGGCATGAGCAAAGTCTTGCGAGTTTGCGGCCTGATCCATTTCAATCTTGTTAGCTATGTCCTGCAGCTCTTGAGCCTGTGCTAGGGCTTCGCTCTGTAACTCCGGAGCATGTGCCACATGATATTCCTCAACGCCGCTGGCAATATCATCAGTCTTATCTTTGTAATCAGAATGCAAACGCCTTGCAAGCACTTGAGCAGCGCCCGCAATTCCTAACACGTCGATAACTGATCTATCCATTAGAGAATCACCGCCTACTGCATGGGATAACGCATTAATAACATTATATGCGCCCGTAGAGACATGACTTTCTATTGACTCCTCTCCACCTACTGCTTGCACACCTGCTAAAAAGGCCTTGGCCTTAGATGTACTTAAATCGTCATGTATCGCCTTAAGCGCGACCTTATCATCAGGCTCAGAGGTTGCTAACACATAGGCTTTAGGCTCTACAGTCGCTTTATTAACCTCCTTGTTTGCATCACGCGCAGCTTTTTCCATGGCCGCTAATTTCTTTTGCGCCTTGATCAGCTCAACAGCTTTTTTAGCATCAACTATTTTTGCATTTAAGTCAGGTTTTGGCAGCTTTGATAACTCGTCTTTAATATCTTGCGCTATCTGGCCTCTTTCAATTTGTGCATCCGTCTTGCCAGTCGTCTTGGTTTCGCTGACTTTTGAATCAAGACTATCTTGCGTCAGCCCAGCATTTTCAGCGCGCTTTTTAAAATCTTGAGAAATACCCGACTTGTCAGTTAAACGAACCGGATCAAGATCATCAGCAGAAATTAAAGCCGCATTTTCATCATGTAGCGGCATTACGCCCAGACCAGCAGCTGCCCGCGCATCAGCATTATCAACCAGCATTTTACGCTGTACATTGACAGCTTCCTTAGCCCTGGTCAATAATTCCGCATGATGCTTAAGCTCTGCCTTTTTAGCGGCTTGCTCTGACAATCCGGATGTATTTAGCTCTGTTTCTTCATGCTTCCAACCCATAGCATCAGCAACAGTTTTGATAAAATCTTTTTGCGACTTCTTTCGTTGAGCATTAATATTTTCTTTGGCCTGAGTCTTTGCATCATGTATGCCTAGCTCTTTATCACGCCTTATACGCTCTTTGTCGACTAATCGTTTATTGTGCGCACGCTCTGAATGCTCCTGTTTATAATCAGCTTCAGACTTAACACCGCGTAACTTAAGCATATTAAGTTTGCCACCTGCGCCGCCCACCACTCGGAACGTACCTGAATTATCCTTGGCAGGCTGCACCAATATTGGAACACCTTTAGAGCCTTCGCCGTTTGGATGAACCGTTATCCATCTTGCGCCATCTGGTATAGCGCCATGATCAGACTTAAAGAACTCAACACCCCAATCCATTAAATGTGAAGCGATACCAAAATCAGTGACAAGAAATTTACCCAGCGATAGGCATTTAAATACGGCATGACCCTCATCAACGAAATCAGCAATGACATTAATGCCATGGTCAATACACCCTTCAAGAGCCGGTAAATCTTGAATAATCTCAACACGAGAAAAACCTTTCCATAGCGTTACTTTAGAGTAGCCTAGTATTGAGCCGTCTGCGTTAATTATTGCTCGAAAAAAAGAAGCCTGACCTACCTCATGATGAATAATTAATGGGCTTTCTATTGTTGGCTTTAATGCGCCAATGAGTGATGAGCCATAGTCAGGATAATCTAGCGTTTCAGGGAGAAGTTCTATCAAATCACCCATGAACGACTTAACCATATTGCCTGGGAACTCGCCATCCCATGACTCACGAGTAAAGGGTACTTCACGCCAGATAAAGCCAGCCTTAGCAAGCCTTTCTGACAAAGTTACAGGCAAAGCTTTAATCATAGCTGGTTTTTTGTTGGTGGCTTTTACTTTATCAACAAATTCGCCAACAGACATAGCTGTTATTTCGCCCAAAAAACGAGGATCATCATAATGATGCAAAAATGCTTGTCTTGCGTCATCCTCAGAATCAAAGCCGATCATGCACTTATCTTCGTCGTATTCCGACCAGTCCCCCACCTTTCGCTGGTGAACAATGTAAACTATTGGCGCATTAAGATTAAAGCCCAAATATATATCAACCTCATCACCATCAACCCCCGTTGAATTACTAACATAACCATAAGGGTAAATCATGCGAACTTCCCATAATTTGCCATTAGGATCTTGGCCGCTACGAACTGACCCGGCCTCATTCTCTATCTTGATAGTCAAACCATTCCACGAAATTGATCGTTTTTTATAATTGCCTGATTTTATTTGATATTCTGATAGCTCATATGGTGAACTGTACCTATCCATTGATATATCTGATTTAGTAAAGCTTGTATTTTTATAATTAATTCCGCTTTCAATCATCCACTTGATTAAATTGCTATCTTCAGGTAAATTGCATTTTGCAATCAGTTGAACCTTTTCGTGAGAAATGGGGAGCCACCTTGTTGATCGCTCTGATAATTCGGAACCGGACAAGAAGCTCGGACTTAGCGCCCCGACGCTGATTGACTTTCTAATTTTTACGTTATATTTTCGATACTTGAATACTGCTTTAATGTAAGATTTTAGCTGATCCTCATTCATTATATACGCTGACCTAACTACATATCCATTCGCCCCACCCTTGACAACAGGGTTAATAACTACACACTTGTCTAAAGCTCCGCGACGAACAAACATCACATATCCATCTTTTGTAGCTGGCATAAATACATGCGGATGCTCCATAACCCACTGAACATGAGATCTCATAGAGGCTTCGTCAGGAAATTGATCAGAATGCTTTGTATGCAATTTAAAATAATCTGCAACAACGGGATTTAAGCCCAACCCAGCCCACTGAAGCACACTATTCTTTACTGGAACTCTGTGCTGAACCCCATGCCTTCCTGAGTTATCTTTTGTATAAGGATTAACATAATGCCCATCCTTACGCGTATAGCCTTTGACGTGGGACTTAAATAAAAGTATCAAGGGCGCCATAAACTCAATCAATCAGATTTAAAAACAACTCTGATTGATCAGCAGACATAAAGAACAAAGCCTTTGTCATTTTCTCTGGAATGTCTTTACCTGGACGCTTGCCATCAACTTGGCTGTCAGTTTTGCTAGTATCTTCAGTCAGCCCCTTATCTGCATCTTGGCGCAAGCTATCAACTTCATCCTCATTATTAGCATGAACACGCGCAGCATCATCCATCCAGACCTTATGTCCGCTTTCATGCTCAAACTCACGCACCGGTGTATCGTCGTGAATTGATTTGCCGGACTTGCCTGAGGCATGATACTCGCGGCCAGCAAACTTTAATGACGATGCTTTTTCAGGATTTCCCTTGCAATCTGCCTTGCCTACAACAAAAGGATGATCTTTTTCTGATGAATTACTCATAATATCATTTCGCGTTTAAGTCAGGCTTAACATCTAAAATACGATTTGATAAGCCATAAATTTCAAATATTAACCCTGCCGCCTGAATATCGCCAGCAAGCGCACTATCTAAAACCTTATAAAAAATTGCGACAATGTTTTTATCTAAAGCATCTCTAACCTTAGCCATTTTAATTTCTTCGGTCTGCTTAGGTCTGCCCAGCGGATTACCACTTACCCCAGCCTTAAACTTAGAATCTATTTTTTTTGAAACATCCACTGCTCTTTCAGTCGCCATAACACTACCCATTAAATTTAATTGATTTGTTAAATTCTGGTGTCACGACCTAAGACAAGCTAACAATTAAATGCAAAACATAAAATGGTAGGACGTGGATATTTGACAACCCACAACCGTTTCGGTATGTTGATAAAATTATCTTAAGGAGCTATAGCGATGACAACGATTACTTTTGATACCAACGAATTAGTTAACGAACTTGAAACTAGTGGATTTACTAGAAAACAATCAGAAACAGTGATTGCTGTTCTTAAAAAATCGCAAAGCGAGTTAGCTACTAAGAATGATATAGCACCACTAGCCTCTAAGACTGACCTTCTTGAACTTAAAGTTGATATTGTTAAATGGGTAGGCGCTTTAATGATGGCGCAAGTGGCTGTAATTGCGGCATTGGTGAAGTTGCTTTAATTTGACGCACCCCAAATGTTTCGAGCATCTATTGAGCAGGATTGACCTGCTTAAATTGAGAAATAATTAATTTTACAGCCTGAGCTTGTTCAGGACTTAGTCCCTCAAAATCATTCCCAACTGTAAGAGACGCTTCAAGCCTTGCAACTATTTCATAGTTCAAGCTCCTGTCATTATTTTTTGCCGCATGTATAAATCTTCCCTGGATATTCATCAGGAGCTTTAACAAACTTATATGTCATAAATAGTTTTAATAATGGTGGAGCCAGGGAGGATCAAACTCCCGACCTCTTGCGTGCAAGGCAAGCGCTCTATCAGCTGAGCTATGACCCCTATAAATTACACTGTCTTTGTCCATGAATCCGCATGGTCATTACCGACTTCCAGCATTGCCGTTTTTTTTGGCTCCCTGAGATGGGCTCGAACCACCGACCAATTGATTAACAGTCAACCGCTCTACCACTGAGCTATCAAGGAATAATTAACAAGACTAATCGTATTGTCACGACCAAAATAAAGCAAAACTACCACGATGTAATTCGCATACCTACTACACCTGCATACTGATTGCCTGAGCCTGATTCAGGTATGATCACACCCAAATAGTAACTTTTATAAAACCAGTTTAACTGCGCACCTGATAAGTTATTATGTCCGCCAAAGTAATCCATTTCCCAGCTAAATTTCTCATTAAACTTAACAACAAAGCCTGTTGTTACATCGATCACATCAACAGGAATAGTTGCCAAATAACTATTAACAAAATAACTGCCAGAATGAATCTCTATATCATTAGTGACTTGATAAGACAGCAAGCCAAAATCAACATGATGCCATTGTGGTAGTGCACCAAAGACTGTGCCATTTTGAGATCCAATATTTACACCAAAATGCTCTGTCAAATTGAAGCGCTGAATAATATTAATGTAAGTATCGCACTCAAAGTTTTGAGCACCTCTACCAAATATAGGACAGTTATAGGTGGCCGCCTGAACAGTCAGCCCAAAATCAAATGAATAACCAATTGTGGCATTAATATAGTCAGTATCAACAGGCAATAAATTACCATTACTATCAAATGAATTGGTGTTGTGATAATAGTTATCTTCAATTTGAGCAGTTACAGCGCCAACTGCAACCTCTGGCGTCGTATCAAGCTTATGACTTCCTTTTGCACTCACTGTTAATGGCAGACATAATACTGCCATTGCTAAGCATTTTTTAAGCATCACAATCCCTCTTGATGACTAAACAAATTGGATAAAAAGCTAGCAAACTCAGGATCATCACCAAAAGCTGACGAATCCATAGCCACCCACTGGCCACGGCAATTATGCACTACAATTCCACCGCCAATAATGTAAGACTCATCATCTTCAACACCAAAGTTATAAAGCCTTTTATTTGCAACCTCCTTTTCACAAATATCAGTAACCTCTATGTCTGAAAACACATAATCACCAGAATGATTCATAGCCAATCTTGCTATTTCTTGGGCAATAAAACTAGGGTTAGCTTTTGCTAATTCATGATCAAATCGCATAACAGTCCACCCCATGCTAGTAAGATCATTATCCCTACGATCATCTCTTGAGATAAATTCGCCTCTTCTGTGCCAAGCAGCGCCATCTATCTCTATGGCTATTTTTTGCTCTGTCAATGCTATATCTAACCACCAGTAACGCACCCTTCCAGAGATGTCTTTCATTCCAGAAAGAACCCTGTGTTGTAGCGTAGGCTCTACACCAAGCTCTAAAAGCTCTCTGTGTATAGATAACTCAATGCCACTGGGAGTATAGTTTTTATTTGCATTTGAAATTGCAGATCTTTTTTTAACGTCGTCACTTCTTAACCACTCATACCCTTTTTCCTTGGCTGAAATTCTTGCCTTTTTAGTAAGATCTCTCCTTTGCTCAACAGTCATTAGCCGCATTCTTTTCTTATTGGCTTCTGAAGTAACCTGCCTAGCCTCGTCCCTTGTGTCTGGCTCAGAAAATTGATTACTTCCACTAGGCTCTACGCAAGATTTCCCACAATTATTAACATTTGGGTGCTTTAAATTAACAAATGGCTTGCCGCAACCTTGGCATATTTTAGAAAGAGCAACAATTCTGTCGCCAACAACTATATCTCCTGACTTAATCCATCCCCTCGATGTTAAATAAGGGTGCTCTGGAGTTGTAAAAGGCATTCTCTTTTTATTTTTAGTACCCAATGTTAGGCCGATCACGTTGCCCGTATGCTTCTTTCCACTAAGAACCCAATTTACAGGCTTAAATCTTCCTTTGTGAGTCAAGACTAAATCACCAACTTTTATATCTGAAATTGGCTTATAACCCTGCACTGTGTAAATTAGAACCCTTGGATTAATAAAGCAATGGGGATGCATTACTCCCGCACCTACCCACCATAATTCAGATGGCAGTCGCTCGACCAACTCATCACCGCTACGCTTTCGTGGGGACGATGATCGGCCTATATTGGTTTTACCTACCCAAACTTCCTTAGTGCCGTCCTTGTCTTCAGAGGACGGATCAACCACGCTAAAAATTCGCCCATCGATCTTTTTACAAAATGGGCAGGCGCCTCTGTACATTTCCATGCGCCTAACTTTAGACCCAGCAGGCAATGAAGCAATAACGCCTTGATTAGCCATTTCACCGGCTTCTGTTAGCGCGATCCTACGCCAGTCTCTATTTGCAGATGAAAACGTATCAAATAAAGCTTGTTCTAGCGTCTGAGCATTAGACGACTCATCATTCAATAGCTTAGCTGACTCATGATTTAAAATGACCTTCTTAAGCTTATGCCTAAACCCATCAGAAACAGCCTGAACATTCTCGCAACCATAAAGCTTGCCATATTCCATAATCGCTTCAGCAGCTGGAGATAGGTTAAACATCGTTACCGCTTCTACTACAGTCGAAGGCAATGCCTCAACAATGGTTGCAGCTGCAGCAATATCAATATTGTCCATGTGCACTTGCGCCTTTCCCATTAATCCCGACTTAACCGCTAGCCACTCAGCCTCTTCATTAAGTTGATCAGCCGGCAAATATCGCTGTACTGTATAATCAATCAGCATAGACCAATCATTTAGCGTCATTAAATCTGGCGGTATGTTTTGCAAATAGGTATAAACTAAATCAAGCTCTGCTTGTGTCCAACGACCCATATAACCTACAGGAACTGTTGTGTGCCTTAGAGCAGGAACGTAATAATCGCCTGCCAGCCACTTTTTCAACTCCTCCTGAACCTTAGCAATCTTAAATAGGCCACGATCAGTAAACTTTTCGATTAGCTCACGTATAAATGGGCTTTCATGTTGCGCCCAAATATCATGCGCTAAACCGTCTTCATCATTCAGTGCTTTGTGTAGATGCTCTAATGCGCCATCACAAGAGCACTCTGGAATATTTGATATATCAATCAGCAGCGCCATTCCCTTCCCCAAGCGCTAACTTTAACGCTAGTTCTGAACGCAAATTAGTAATAGCCATATCAGCATGAGCCTTAATCTCTGCAATCGCTTTAATCAACGGCTCTAGGTCTACTTTAGGAGCTTCTGCAATCGTTTCTGCACTCACTTGTGGCTCGTTCCAATGCTCACCATAAGATTTGCGTATGTACTCAATCGACGGAACAAATCCAGCAGAAATAAGCGCAGCATCAATGGCCGCTTGCTCTTTCAACGCAAACACTGAAATATCACCACTAGGCAATGCTTTATTGAGTGGTTTTTCTTCCTCTGGCACCTCGCCTTCGACATAAACACGATTACCATCTTCATCCTCAGCAATAGCGCCATCTTCGCCACGTTCAACTAAAACAAGCTTTCTGGCTCTACGTTCTTTATGCCCCAACACATCAGCCCAAGGTACGCGCACCACTCCATCCTCGCCGCTTTCATGAAGAACCTGAACGCCATGCTGACCGACAGCATGAACCTTTCCAGATAATGCGCCATGCTCTGGATGTTTAAAATAAAGCACATCGCCATCTATAACATTTCGGCTTTGTATGGGTAGTTTTTGTTGTAAATTAGTTTTTTTCATTATCATTCAATCGTGTAAATAACTTGTGTAGGCGTTCCAAAATCCAGCTCTTCTGTTTTTTCAAAATCAAATTCATTCCAACCACCCAAAGACTTGACAAAATCAGCCATACATCTAAAATTACTTTCGTGGGGGATGCCGTCACTGTCAAGTCCCCAATCGAGCCTATCTGATAGGTGCTGGAGCGATTCCGGGTAAATCGGTAAGGGCGGGGCCGTAAGGTCTAAAAACCGTGCGGATGCAGACACTAAAGACTTATCAAAATTTTCAGTGTCTTTGATTAAAGCCCCTAAAGACTTACTAAGCCTTTCAGGGGCTTTGTTTTTAGTGGACTTCCTGCCTTTTGGAGCTGGCATTTTGTAATATTTACGATTTTGATCAAATTCCTTATTACTCCAATAATGAGCCGATCTAAAGCGATACTCCTTTTCTTTTTCAAACCAACTAAGAATAACCACATAATTAACGCCATTAATATTTTTTTCTACAAATATCTCCCTATCACCGTTTTCTAAGATAGCATCTGGATCAGCAATACAGTCCACCATATACTGCATCATAGAAGCTCTTTTAGCCTCAAACTCCCTTTTATTAGTTTCATTATTTTTTTTAGTATAAGCATGATCCTGATTTTGCTTAAAATTTAGCTTTGCATCAAATAACCCAGCCTTTCTTTTAATGGTGATAGCCCAGTTTCCTTCAATATTATCTTTAAAGTATTTTTCAGCCTCTTCAAGTGAGCTAATTTTTGATGAATCTGGTAAATGAGCCGAATAATCCTCATCACTATCAGTTGAAGACTTGGCCTGACTTCCGCCTTGATGCCCTGGTCTGCCTTTATGACCTTCAAATGATTTACTCAATCCCTCATCACCATTTGCTAATTCAGCACCTTGAGCAGGCTGCGCAGGCTTAGCTGGTTCAGCCGCTTGCTCTTCTTGAGCAGGCTCTACTGTATCGCTATCGGGCTTTTTCTCAACTGTATCGCTTTTTTGTTCACCTTGATTATCATTGCTAGAGCTTTGACTAGGCTGTCCAAAGTCTGGCTGTTCAGGCTGCTGCTGGGTTAATTGCATCCATGGCCCTACTAATTGCGGATTTAAAGGCGCATCACCCATAGGACCTTTTATAGCCTCATAGCCCTCCTCTGCCCTAGCCTCATTAACTGTCAATAACAGCTTACGCAGCTCAAACTTTTCATCAGCGTTTTGAGGGTCAAGCCCTGTCCATCGAAAAACATACTTATCTGAAAAATCAGAAACAATGTAATCAGTGATTAGGTTTTCAAAATAAGCTAATACAGGCCGCAAGCCACTGTCCTTAGACGCCGCTAGCTTTTCAGCAGTATCAGAGCCAGCTAGCGCAGAGGAGCTACCGGCAGTAAACGAATCAAAGTTAATCTCAGATGGCGACATACCATAAATGGCGCAAGCAATAGAGGTTAAAAAGGTCATCCATTTGCCGAAGTACATCTCGTCATAATCTACTCCAAATTTCTCAAAGCTCGCCCTAGACTCTTGATCTTTTGAAACCATGACCGGCAATGACCATTGATTATTGATACCCTTAACCATCGAGTTCCAGTAGCGCTTAAAGGCATCTATATCTTGATTAGTATAGTTGCCAGATAAGTGCAACATACCCTTAGGAATAGCGTTCTGATCAAAGCCTTTAATGTTATAGGTTAAAGCATTTAGATAGCCTGTCACCACTCGCACCAGCAATTCTGTTTCTGGCAGACCATAGCCGCATACAGAGACATCAGATCTTGGATTGCGCGGCTCATAAATCAAATCATCAAAGCTATAAGCTGCACTGACTCTTCCTTGCACAACTTGAAGCGCAAATATTTCATCATCGCCACGATAACCATCTTCCGTACATAAACGTATTGAGCCACCGTCAACAGCGTAAAAGCCATCCATTCCTTGGGCTTTATCACGCTTCCACTCGGTCTCTATGCCGACAGAATCCATTATTAAAGTGTCGCGAGTTACCTTGCCCAAGAACTGAGCAAATGAATCACGCCTTAAAGCTTTGCGCCTGCGTGGTGAAAATTCCCACCCGCAATTAGCTATGAATCTGTTTAACTGATGAATAGAGCCTTGCTCAGCATCATTAAGTTGATGTGACTTATCAATATGCTTAATTTCAAAGCCCGGCGCATCCCTATTATCTTCTGTCACTCTAGCAAAGCGCTGTACCTGCCTTACCCTAGTCATGACAATAGCATTTAGTATAGGCGTTTGCTCTACCATCATGCGTAAAGAATCAAAGCCTAATGCACTAGGACGTTCCCAAAAGTCGCCATTGACTGACAGCTGCCAGTCATCCAACTGGATTGACTGCATACCTTTTTCTCTGCGCTTAGCATGTTTGCTTGGAAATGGAACAATATTAGGATTCATCGCCTTACGAATAGCTTCATCCTGATAGCCTTCGTGAATATGAGCAATCACCTCCCTAACAGCCTCTGCTGGAATAAGATCGCTTAAAGCATTTGTTTTATGGGACTTTTGCAATTCAGCAAGCGCATCATTGCGTTCGTCTTGTGGGGCATTTTCGTTAAATGCGACTGATTGCGCGTTGTCTGACATAGTTGATTACCAGAAAATTATTTATTCTGGTAATCGTAGTGTCACGACCTATAATAATACCTAACAAGATCATGCTGTCATTAAAACTTCGAGGAAAATATGACCACTATTACTTTTGATACCCAAGAAGCCGTCATTAAATTAAAATCAGTTGGCGTTACACAAGAACAGGCTGATGCCTTTGTACGCGTTATTGTTGAATCACAGCATGAATTATCAACTAAACGAGATATAGACGATTTACGTAAAGATATAGACACGCGCTTAATTCAAATGGAACAACGACTAATTATTAAACAAGGCGCATTAATGGCTTTTGCTATCGGAATTGTTGCAGCCCTGGTTAAGCTACTTTGAGCTTTTCCTATCTTTGTATAAATGATTGACACCCAACATCACGAACAGCTACCAAAAACCCACGATCTAAACACTTTCCCTCGCTATACGCAGAGCAGTTTCCGCAAAAGTTTCCATCAGGCACTTGAATTGCATCAATAACACCACTAGGCAGCCCAGGCATTTCTTTTGATATGCGTGCCTGCACTGGATTAACCGGCTTGCTTACGTCAGGAATGAAAATCATAGCGGGCTCATTGCCAATAAGCATTGAAAACGCCCTAGAAAGCGCATCAACTTGGTCATCAAACGTACCATTAGGAAACATACGCATCTCACTGATAAGCGCATCATTCCAATCAGCCTTAAGCATGACCACATTACCGACATTGATCTGAGCAGCAAACGGCTCAGCCCTTACCACCTTATTACCAGACTCAGGTGTAGCCTTAACTGAAAATCCAGACAGACTACGCACCAAATATTTAACCTGAGTTAATCCCGCTTGCCCAGGATCTTGCGGAATAGATATGCGGCAGTTATCACCATCACGAGCCGCTGTATTAACCAATGCAGCATCTCGCTCATCAGGCGACACTCTTATGCGCACCATATCAGCGATAATGCACCGACCATCAGCTAAGCGTCCAATCTTAGCGCCAGCAGTAAAATCACCCGTTGTAGAAGCTGCAAAATCCCAACCTCTCACCCATTCGGTCACACCATGCGGAATAGCCTGCACAACGCTAATATTGTCCGGCTTGATAATACCACCCGCCAAAGGCGAAGGTATCTGCATATACTGGCCAGCAAATGTATAGGGATCTGCTTGCTCCATTGCCCTTAGTTTTTCTATAGTGTGCATCTCAGGCCACAAAGCAGTTCCATCAGGCTTAATAGCCGATAAACAAACATGATGCCATTCTTCACCACTACCACCTTCTAGTAAAAAACCTGTCATATCATTTTCATGCAAACGCTGCATTATCACTATAATTGGTGTTGTTGGTGAGTTAACACGCGAAGCAATAGTGTTATTAAAGCGGGTATTAATGCGGCTTCTCATTGTATCTGAGAATGCATCATCGGGCTTCAATGGGTCATCAAGTATGAGACAACCCTCAAAACCATCACACGGACTATTTGTACCCGCCCTCTCACGAGTTTTAGCGCCAGCTCCGAATCCAGTAATTGGCCCACCAGTAGACGTTGCATACAAGCCGCCACCTGCCATCGTGTACCATTTCTTTTTACTATCCGAATCAGTTCTAATAGCCACCCCAAATATACGCTGGTACTCTTCAGACTTGATTAGCTCTCTTATCTCACTTGAATTATCTAGCGCTAGATCATCAGAAAACGATAAATGAATAAATTTAGCGCCCGGATTATTAGCCAATACCCATGCCACAAACATTTTAACGGCTACGGCTGTTTTCCCATATCTAGGGGGGATATTGATAATAAGTCGAGTAATATTACCTTTTACCACCTCAACCAACGCATCAATGATCTCATAAAAATGAGGCGTCATAATGAATTTACGCCCAAATTGATGCTTAAAGAAATACCTTATAAAAAAATCAAATTCGTTAATCAATCTGGCTTTAAGATCAATTTCTTTTCTATCAATATTCATCATCTAGTTCGCCGTAGTAAGCCAGCTTAAGTTCATGCGCAGGGATATTGACCAATGACACTGAATGACTTTGTGCAATAGCCGTATTGCTGTTGTTAATCACTGTAGTAGGCTCTTTACCAACCAAACCATCACGAGACTTTTGAATCGCAGATCCAGCAGCATTAATGTCCTGAAAAGAAACATTATCAATGCCAATCTGTTTAAGCTTTTTAATAGTCATATCTATAACCAGCCTTTGCGCCTTATCGCACAATTCAAGATCACGGAGCTTTTTGTCAACAATGCTGTTGAAAATATCAAGCTCTGTTGAATTAAAGGTTGATTTTTCTTTTTCTATCTCTTTATCTAGTTGTTTAGATTGAATAACTTTTTCAACAAGTGTTGAATTTTTTCCTTTTAGCCAGCCCTCTTTTTTAGCTTTCTTGCTTATGCCGCTTCTATCGGTAATGCCTATCTTCTTTACCTCAGGCGTTTCAATAATTTCTGCTAGGGATAGTCCTTGCTGATAATAAGCCCTAACAACCTCCCAATCCTTTTCACTATATGCCATTTCTAAACTCTATAAGCTTCTAATGCACAAAGCGTGCTGTCACTACCAAATCAATGCAAATAAAAAAGCCCCTTAACGAGGCTTTTCTATATCCACTCCTACGCCCTACTTATAGTCGTCATCAATACTTGCATGTCTAAAAAGAGATGGTGTAAATGGCTGCAACACACGTTCTCTAATCAAAACCTCTTGCGGCATTGATATTGATTTTTTTGGGTTAACAAAGCACTCAAAGACATGACCATACTTTTGTACAGACGCCCCGCACCAGCATAATTCGGTATGCTCACCTATCACCTCAGCACCGCAATTTGTACAGCGGTACCGAAACTCTCCTTCATCTGTCATTTGCTCAATAATACGACCTGCACAATGCTTGCAGACATGATCAATTAATTCCCATCCCATCAATAACTAGCCTCAGCGATAGGAGTTGGGTTAACCATACCAAACCAAACAGCCTTAGGTGCAGTCCGTAAAATAGATAAATAGACTTCCATTAGCGACGTTACCTTATCAAGCTTTCTAACTTGAGTGGTTTCACCTGCATCAATAGCGCATGAGACATAAGCAGAGCCCACTTCCTTGCAAAAAATAGGCGGCGAACCTTTTGCATTTTTGCCTATCAAAACTTCGCGCTCACGGTTGTAACAACTTACGCAGATTGAGCCACGAATTAATCGATTTGCACCTTTTTGGCATCTTGAGCACAATAGCTTACCCAGAAAGCAGGATGTTGAATTACTGCAAGCACCGGCATGTTTAGCGCCGACTTGGCATGACTTGCATGTAAATCTAAGTCCTTCTTTTAAACCCACAGGAGACATAGCCTCCGTATACATTCGTGCACAAAAATCAGTTGAATAAGTGCCTAATCCTTTTGGACAAGTAAAGTAATCGCCCAAAGCCCCGTCATATTTAAAATAGCTAATATCCATTACTAGTCTCCATAAAAAAGCGGCATGTTTACAACTCTCTCAATTTCGTCAGAAGACTATTAGTCGTCCTGCCTTAAACCCCTCACAACTACGTTAAATACCAACTCTTTACATGACCGCTATTAGCATTGCATTAGTGACAAAAGAGACAATAAGCCCTGCGGTAACTACTTTTAACTTAAACAATAACGCGCTATTTTCTTGGTACATTTCTTTTGCTAATTCAGAATATCAAAAATAATAATCTTCCCTTTCATGATTTATAAGATCATAACAATCCTCAACCCTTGCCCACTCCCCTGTATCGCATTGCTCCATAGCGCCAAACTTATAAAATCCTTGGTTGTATCGTTTCATTTAGATTAATCCTGTGTATTTTGAAAATTGAAAGGCTAATAAAGACACAATGACTATAAGTAGTTTAGTCACTAGTTTATTTGAGCTTGAAAGCTTTGATTTTATGTCGGATATAAGATATTTCTGATCAAACACATCCTCTAAAGCATTATCAAGTGCATGCTCAACACTATCTAAGGCTTTGCTGTGATCTTCATAAGTAACCCAATAACCATCAGGATCTGTGTAATATTCCATCATTCCATTCTTACAGTTGTAGCGATTCATTAATTATCTTCTTCTCTTGATTTTGAGGACTTACAAAAACGACTATCTTTTTTGCAGATGTCATAGATCAATACCGGCAGCATTAAAACTAAGACAATGAATTCAATGAAATTTATAATCTTTACCACGATCACACCTATATCAATCATTCTCTGTTATTCTTCGCGGCCATATACATTAGATAACCTGTAAAAAATACCGTAGTTACAACTATTATTAATACCTCTGTATTCATTTTTGTTTACTCCTCAGGGGATAAGTATCTATATTTATGCGCCATAACGCCTGCATCGCGCATGTGTTGGTTAGTTTGCTTCTCCCAGCCTGTTAATGCCTTAAATGCAGCGCTATTAACTTTTCCGGCTGGTTTTTCTATAATTACTTGCCTATCTTTATTCGCAAGGTAGGCAATTAATAATTCTGCTTCTCTAATACATGAACCGACATTAACACCGGTACGTTGTATTGCGCCCTTTGTTACCGCTTTGTTATGCCAAACATGCTTATTGGAGGGTAATTCAACCACGATAGCGGCATACTTAAAGTTATCGATAACCTGAATTGCCCCCCAAAAATCCGTTTCAAACACCTCGGTTAGCTTGCCATTGTCTGAAAGAGCAATTCCAGTGTGGCGACCTGGATCAATGCCTATGACTTTCATACATCAAAAAGGTATATCGTCATTAAAGTCTTCATAAGCAGGTGGCACTGGCGGCATCGTTGGATTATTAGGCTGTGCCTTACCATAAGCGCTTGCTTGCTGACTGGCTCTAGCATCATTGCCACTATTACCTTGCTGTCCACAAAACTGAAACTCTGATACCACTATCTCAGTCACCCAATGCTTAACGCCGTCTTTTTCATAGCTACGAGTACACTGCTCACCCTCAACATATATCAGACTGCCTTTTTTAAAGTGCTCGGCAATCACCTCTGCCCGCCTACCAAAGCTAACCAACCTAATCCACTCGGTTTTATCCTTAATCTCGCCAGTGGCTTTATCTGTCCACCGCTTAGAACAGGCTATCGAAAAATTAACGACAGCCGTGCCAGTGGGTAAATAACGCAGATCAGGATCAGCACCCAAATTGCCCATGAAAACGCACTTATTAATAGACATACTTTCCTTTTTAGATTGATTAAATTGTTTTTAAGCGTGGTAAACTGGTATAAAAATTAAAATAACTAGGATTACTTATGGCTGCTATTACTTTTGATACTTTAAAATATGCTAATAGACTTAAAGCTGCTGGCGTGCCTGATAGACAAGCAGAAGCTGAGGCAGAAGTCTTAGCAGAAGCACTTGAAGTTAACCTTAAAGAGTTAGTCACTAAAGAAGACTTATTGGCTACCCAAAAAGATTTACACCGCGATATTGATGATCTACGTCGTGATATAGATGCTAGATTTGTCCAGATGGAGCAACGCTTAACCATTAAGCTAGGTGCGCTTATGGCTTTCTCCATCGGCATCGTTGCTGCACTGGTTAAACTACTTTGATAATCAGCCAACTTAATTTCATTAGGAATCATCATGGCCACTATTACTTTCGATACGCTAAAATTTGCTAATAAACTTAAATCAGCAGGCGTACCTGATAAACAAGCAGAAGCTGAGGCAGAGGCTTTATCAGAAGCCCTTGAGGTAAATCTTAAAGAACTAGTGACCAAAGAGCATCTTGACATTAAGCTCCAGCAAGAATTAGCGCCCATACGTACTGATTTAGCAGTTATCAAATGGATGATAGGTTTAATGTTAGCAGGCGTTATCTCGCTAGTATTAAAAGCCTTTTTCCCTTCATAATTCACCTCATTAGGAATAATAATGGCCGCCATCAACTTTGATACGCACGAATTTTTTAACGAACTCAAGTCATCAGGCTTTAGTGACCAACAGGCCGAAACGATCACGCGCTTACAAAAAGCGGCTATCGTATCTACGCTTGAGCAAGCCAAGCATGAATATGATTTGGATAACGTCACTACTAAACGCGACCTAAAAGAGCTAGAACTACGTTTAACCATAAAAATGGGCACGATGCTGTCTGTCGCTGTTGCTGTTATCGCTGCACTAGTCAAACTACTTTGATAACCCGCTAACTTAACTTCACTAGGAACAGCTATGGCAACCATCACTTTTGACACCCATAAATTTGTACGTAAACTAAGGACAGCCGGACTTGAAGAAGAACAGGCGGAAGCTTTCGCAGACGCTTTTAGTGATGCGCAAGGCGAAGCAGACTTAGCTAGTAAGCGCGACATTAGCGACTTACGCCGAGATATTGATGTACGCTTTGAGCGCATCGATGGCGAACTAAAGCTTAATCGCTGGATGCTAGGCATTTTAATTGCCGGTGTCATGTCACTAGTGTTAAAGTCATTTTTTCCATCGTAGCGTCCTATGCAAGGCAAAGCAGACTTAGCGACTAAGCAAGACATAGAAAGCTTAAAACAAGAGATGAAAGTCAGCATGTCTGAGTTAAAAGTCGAGTTAATTAAATGGGTAACAGGTGCTTTAATTGCGCAAGCTGCTGTTATTGCCACATTAGTCAAACTACTTTTAAGACTTGCTAACTTAATCATCCCCAAACTCCCTAAGCCGCAGCGGCAACAGTTGTGTTGATGGTTAAACTCTGAATACAATCGCCCATGCGCTCACTGGATAAATTAATCAACCAAGGCAATAGCTCAAGAGGGATATGGTTGCTAATCAATTCTTGTAGCGACTCTTTACTCCCGCCTATGTCAGCCATAAACTTCGCTTTGCTTTGAACCAATTGATCAGAAGGAATAGAGTGAAACATACCTATTTCGGATGCCATTTGGGTAACTATCCAGCGTCTAGTTTCTCCATTTTCTAACGGCACAAGATTGATGGCGATGCTATTGTGTTGCACAGGCTCTTCGGGTTGTTTGGGCATAATTTCTCCGGCTACGGTTTTGATGCGTTCTGCCACTAAGTCTTCGAGTTCTTCGGGGGTAAATTCCAGCTTAAGGGGTTCGGCTGGAATGGCTTGCTTTTTTAGGGGTAGTAACTTCATGCCTAAAAGACGCGCTGCTTCTGCTAATTTACCTGCAGGGATGTTTTTGTAAGTGGTGATACCGTAATGCTCATAAATCTTGCGATACAAAATTGGATAAGCTTTACCATCGCTTTTGCAGAACGCTTCAATGGATTTTTTAAACTGTGCGGCTTCGGCTTCGCTGATAAACGGAGAGGCGAGTGACTTTAGGCCGTATTGGGGTTTTTGGAGTTGTTGAAGCTTAGCTTCTAGTTGATCAAAAGCATTGATATACGACTCTTTCCATTTAGCCGCTTCTTTGCCAGTGAAGCCCATCGCTAAAAATATAAAGCCGTTTTTAGTCATCTCATAGTAAATTTCAGGCTTACCATTAGCTAACTCGTTGATTCGTTGGCACTCCTCAAAATTGAGTTTAGCAAAATCGACTGAGCAGTCTAAATTTCTAATGGCCTTGATAACATTGTCATGGCGTTTGCCAAAAAATTCAGCAACTTTAAGTGAAGTGGTTTTGATAACGCCATTGATTTCAGCAACGTCTGGGCGTAATTCGGTTGTAACTTGAGATTGATTATTCATTTGAAACTCCTGTCTAATGGATTTAAACCACCGACCGAAGCTACCAAACTTTGGGCGGTGGGTAATGTATCAGGTTGGTAGATCGGAGACAGGACCCGACAGGCCGTTAAGCCTCCCAATACACCACCCACCATAAAGTGAAGGGCATAAAAAAAGCCACGAACCTTTCGGCGCGTAACTTCTGCGCCTGTCTTACACGAGCTACCAAACCCGCCTGCCCAATGTGGGGCAGTGGGTAAATGATAGCTGGGGTTCGTAACTTTGTCAAAATTTACACAATTATTTACAATGCTTATAAAATACTTATAATTGCTGCTATGAACGAAATTAACTGGAATCCTAAAGCGCTTAAGCAAATAGAAAAGATCAAGGATAGTAAGGCACGAAAGCGTGTTTATACTGAATCGCAAGCCTTGTCTGATTTTCCACATTGTCAGGGCGTAAAAAAGCTGGTCAACCATGAATACAGCTACCGCTTGCGGGCTGGCAATTACCGAGTGTTTTTCGAGTTCGACGGCGATGTTCATATTATCAACATTGAAGAGGTGAAAAAACGTGATGAAAGCACTTACTAACTACCAAATGATTAACGGAGCAGACGGCAGGCCAGCGTTTGTTGTGATGCCTTATGCCGATTTTGTAAAAATTCCAGGAGCAATTGCTCCCGGCATGATTCCAAATGCTGTCGTCGGCAAGCGCATCATGGAAGATATGAGCATGTTGCAAGCTTGGCGTGAATACTTGCTGTTGACACAAACTGATATGGCGGAGCGTATGGGCATCACTCAAGCTGGTTATGCACAAATCGAATCTGCCAAACGCCCACGCAAGGCCACGCTGGAAAAAGCGGCGACAGCGTTGGGTATTTCTTTGGCGCAGTTGGCGTACTAGGGGCTTATTATGACCATTCACATTGAAGACATGGCCAGTATGGATTTTTCCGATGTCACTACCGGAAACAGGATGCGCCCCATTCACCCTGGCGAAATTCTGCGAGAAGAATTTTTGATTCCGCTGGATATGAGCGTCAACGCCTTGGCTATTGCTTTGCGCGTTCCTGCAACCCGTATCCATGAAATTGTTAAGGAG